AAGAAACAACTAGATACGGTGATGAAGCAATATTGGAAGTAATGGAAAAATTAATTACTGTAGGCGGAGTTGTACCTTCTAAATTAAAAAGAGCAACCCAAGCTGTTGTAGATTTTGCAGCAGGGTCCGGAAGAAGCCTATCAGAAGCGGGTGAGCTAATAGCAAAAAGTGCTGTTGGATATACAATGCAAATATCTAGGTTGTTCGGAGTTACTATACCTAAAAGCATGTCTGTAGCCAAACAATTTGAAATGGTTCTTGGATTGATAGAAGGAAAGATGGCTGGAAGAGCTCAAAGAGATATAAAAAGTTATGCAGGTAGCGTAGCGCAGATGGCTAACGCTTGGAGTGATGCAAAAGAAGCTTTAGGTTTTTTTCTTAATAAAACATTTCATTTGCAGGCTGGTATGAAAATAATGAAAGATATGTTTGATACGTGGTCTGGTAAAAATGCTTCTACTGCAATGATGGTATTAGATAAAGAAATAAGCAAAGTTGATAAATCGTTACAAATTTTAATTAAAACTAGCAAGAATATAAGTGGGAAAAATTTCTTATTCATGAAACCTGATAATCTTACAAATAAGATTGCAGAGAAACAACAAGAAAGACTTGCTTTGATAACAAGAAAAACACAGTTAGAAATTCAATCATTTATGGATTCAATTAGACTTAAAGAACAAGGTAAAATAATAGAAGCAGAACAAGCTAAAATGGCAACACAAAAAGAATGGGCAGATACATATTCAATATTTCAAAGAACTCGAGCTGATTATCAAATAGAACAATTAAATCAAGAGTATGCTTTATACCTAAAAGTATTTGAAGATAATGCAGCTAGAAAATTAGAGATAGAGGAATGGTATCAAGCTAAAGTAACAAAATTACGAAAGCTTGCGTTAACAGATGCCAAAGATCAATACGATGCTATGGAAGTAATGACGAAATCATTTGCTGTTAATATGCGTAATTCTATGTCTGATGGTTTTTTTAAGGTTATCAAAGGAGATTTTGAATCATTAAAAGATGTATTAGTGTCATTTGGTGATGCAATGTTAAAAACTATTACAGATATTATTGCTAATTTAATAATAATGTCAATATGGCAAAAAGCAGCTGGGCTATTAGGATATTCAGGAGGGGTTGTTGGTGCCGTTATTAATGCAGGAACTGCACGCGCTCATTCTGGTGGGTATATTATGGATTCAAAAAATAGTTTTGGGTATCGAAAGAAGTTTCATTCTGGAGGAGAAGTTCCCGCAACATTACTTGAGGGTGAGGGTGTATTAAACCGAAGAGCAATGGGCAATTTAGGTGTAGATAATTTGAATAAGCTTAATCGCGGAGAAGGTTCCGGCGGCGGCGGCGGAGTAGTAAATAATTATTATATTCAAACTATTGATGAACGATCATTCAGAGAAAGGTTACAGCAGAACGGAGATATTTATGCAAATGCTTCCGGAAGAAGCATAATGGATAATCAATCATTAAGAGGAATTACACAAAAATATGGCTAATACTAATATACTAACATTAACACCTGAATTTGGTTTAAAAGAAACTATAAGTTTTAATACCAATATAAGTGATTCTGAAAGTGGCATAGAACAACGCGATGCTTTATGGGATCATGGATTAAGAGATTATAACCTTACTTGTAAATTCCTAACCCAAACAGCAATGAATGTAATTTGGGATTTTTATATTGCAAGGTTAGGCGCTTATGATTATTTTTTATTAAAAATTCTTACCGAGTATCAAATAACAGATGAAGCATTAGGGTCAGCTGATGGAGTAACAGCCGCTTTTTTACTTCATAATTTTCCTGTTGATGTTTCTGCAAATAGTTCTTGTACTGTTGGTGGCGTTGCTAATACAAACTACACTTTAAGCAATAATTTTACCACTGAAAAATCATATATAACATTCAATCCTATTCCGGCAAGTGGCGCGATATTACTTTCTTATGAATATTATTTTAAAGTTAGGTTTACTGATGATAAATTAACTAGAGAATTAGCCGCGTATCAGTTATTGCATTCCGGTATTAATTTAAAAGAGATTAGGTGGAGTTCTTATAATCCTCCTGAAGGAAACTTTAGTTCTTCTAGTTCTTCTAGTTCAATGAGTTCCAGCTCATCGTCTAGTTCAAGTAGATCTTCTTCAAGCTCATCTAGCTCAAGTTCTAGCTCATCTAGCTCAAGTTCTAGCTCATCTAGCTCATCGAGTTCATCTTCTCTTTCATCAAGTTCTTCGAGCTCATCAAGTTCAAGTAATTCTAGTTCATCATCAAGCAGTAGTGATTCTTCTAGTTCATCATCAAGTAGTAGCTCATTTAGTTCAAGCAGTTCTTTCAGCTCAAGTAGTTCTAGTTCATCAAGTAGCTCATTTAGTTCAAGCAGTTCTTTCAGCTCAAGTAGCTTTAGTTCATCAAGTAGCTCTAGCGGTTAAGGGGGTTTAAAATGTTGAGTTTATCTGCAACGTTAATAGCTATTAAGAATCAACTGCAACATAAGCCGGTAGAGATACATGACATTTATTTAGGTTCGCAAACTGCCGAAGATTCTAATACCCTTCATTTCATTAACTTCTATTTTCCATTATATTTTTTTAATTACCTTAGCCATACATCACAACAATATACTCCTGTAGGCGTGTCAAGAAGTGCAATGAAAAAAAGTACACATGGCGAGATAGAGCGTGTTGGATACCAAATAGATAATGTCACAAAAGCAATGTCTGTTTATGCAGCAGCTCATGATTTAAGAAATAAACGAATTGTTACAAGGCTAATATTCAGAGATCATTTAAGTTCTTACTTAGATGCTAAAATAGTTTTTGATGGCTTTATCCAGAATGTATCTTTTTCTAGAAAAAAAATGGCTGCAAACTGTACCCCCGTTTTAGGGTCATTAAGTTTTGAAACTGGGTGGCCCTACCAAATTGAATGTAATGCAAGATTTGGAGATAGCTATTGTCAAATAGATAAAGATGCAGTAGCTAATAAAGTAATAGGTGCAGTTACAGGCGGAACAACTACTACTATTATAGATACTGTTAATTTAGACCAAGCAGATGATTATTGGAACTGGGGTATAATTACATTTACTTCAGGAAACAATAATGGTTCATCGAGAAAGATATTAGATTTTGTTTCATCTACGCATACATTAACATTAGATTATGCTTTAGACGTTGCTCCAACTGCTACTGATGCATTTGCAGTATATCGTGGCTGTGATAAAACATTAAATTCTTGTGATACAATATTTTCTAATACTATTAATTATCATGGATTCCATACAATACCTTTAACAAAATGATAGATTTAAATAAACTTATTGGCATCCCTTTTAAATTAAATCATAAAGACTTTAAATTTTGTGATTGTAGAGGAATTGTTTATTTATATTATAAATATGTTAAGAACAAAGAGTTACCATTTACTGACGGAAAAAATATAATATTTAGAAATCAAAAAAAAGATAAGAATAGAATGGCATCTGTTTTAAATACTTTTGCTGATATAGTAGATATAAATGATATTGATGAAGGAGATATTGTTGTCATCGATAATCATAAACAAGTAGGATCATTAGGAGTATGCATTAATAATAAACAAATATTACATATGGACGGAGTTGTTGGATCGTGTCTTACTAGATTAAGATATTTAAAAGAATTTATATCATTAATATATAGACCAAATGATTAAAAAAATACTTTTACTATTTGCATTTTTTCAGTTTTTCATCGTTACATACGCTTATGCCGGAGTAGTAGGCGGCGCAATAGGAGCCGCAATTTGGTCGATAGGTGTTATGATAGTTGATTATGCATGGGTTCATCCTTTTATAACTGCTTTCACCGTAGCGTCTATTGCTTACTCATTAGCTTCTGGAAGTAAAGCAGATAAGTTAGGTGCATCAGGTTCAAAATATACATCGCGAAGTATAGAAAACACTTTTTCTAATGAAGGAATTGTTCCAATAATTTATGGAGGCCCAATACTCGTTGGAGGAAATATAATATGGCAGTCTGAACCCGGGACTACTGTACAAAGATTCATCGGTTTTTGTATAGGTGAAGTGAGTTCAGTAAGTAATATTATTATTGATGAAAAAGATATAGCAACTTTATCTGGATGTAGTTATACAGCATACACAGGAACTTCTACACAAACTGTTGATGCAAGAGGATCCGCAACAGTTAAAGGATTAAGAGATGTATGCTATGTTGCCGCAACAATAGCTGCCGGAGATGATGTCAGTAGTAACCCAACATTAGGCGCTAAAATAACAGGAAAGAAAGTTGCTCTTTGGGATGCTGGAATACATCAATGGACTGCTTCTAAAGCATTTTCTAAAAATCCATCCGCTATAATTCGTGATTATATGGGCTTAAGTGTAGTGCTTGGTGGGTGTGGAGTTTCATCAAGCTTCATTGATGATGATAGCTTTGGTGATTTTTACGAGCACTGTGCTGAAGGTGTGAGCAATGGTTCTGGCGGAACAGAAGAAAGATATGAATTAACTATTGCTCTTGATACAAAACATTCAGCATTAGATAACTTAGCAAAAATGTTAATTACTTGCAATGCACAATTGATACGCAGTGGTGCAACTTATAAAATAGTATATGAAAAATCAGGTGAAACATCAGTAATGGCATTTACTGAGGATAATATAGATAACGATACATTTAATTATGGGTATGGAAAGTCAGACGAAATACATAATAAAATAGGAGTAGAATGGATATCTCCGTTAGAAATAAAGAACCCTAAAAGAATAGCATGGGCAGAAGATGAATTAGATCAGGACATAAGGGGAATACGAGAAAGCAAAATCGAAATGTATGGCATCATAAGACAATCTCAAGCATCTAGACAAGCAAATAAAATATTATATGAAGGTAAGTTAAATGATATTTGGTGTGAATTTGAATCTACGATTGAAGCAATGCATTGTGAGCAATATGATATTGTTTCAGTTACGCATTCAAGACCTAATTGGGATACTGCATTGTTTAGAATTATGAGTATAACTGAAGCGAATTTTGGGCGGGCTAAATATGTATGCAATGCATATAACAGTTCTGTATTAGATGATGGTTTTGGATCAACCTTCGATGATTGGGATTCTGGAAATCCTCCTAACCCATACGAAGCTGTTGTAGATGTTACTAATATTGCTTTATCGGAAACTGGATGGGTTAATGTTGATGGAACGTGGGTAGTTGTAGTTGACGTAAGTTGGACTGCGCCGGCAACAAATCGTGATTTATTAAACAATTATATTATTGAATTAGCAAAATCAGGAGGTAGTTATACTCAATACGGAATTGCAGATAAATCTGCTACTACATTTAGAATAAGTAGCGGATTAAATAGTGGTCAAACATATAATATTAAAGTTAAAACACAATCAGTAAAGAATATTATATCTACAGGTCGCATCTCAAATCCAATTACATTAGTTGGAAAATCTACTAATCCTTCTAATGTTTCTAGCTTCACTTCCTCTTGGGGTAAAAATTTAGAGTTATCTTGGGCAATTGTTACTGATTCTGATTTATCTGGATATGAAATAAGAGATGAAGATGCTAACTTTGGAACTGATGATGCACATTTAATATATCGTGGGTTAGCAAATAAAAAAGTTTTAATTCCTTCTAGCCGAGCTCCGGGTACATATTGGTTGAGATCAATAAATTCAAGCGGTAAGTATTCTATTACTTCAGCCCAAATAACTCCGGTAAATGCTGCCCCGGCGATCCCATTATCTTTAACTGCTGATATTGTTTTTAATATAGCACGTTTATGCTGGACTGATGATACCGCAACTGATATTGAATACTATGATGTATATTATTCTAAAACTAATGCTTGGGCTGGAGAAGAAAAATTATTTGGTAAAGTACCGGGGCGTAACTGCACAATACAAGGTGAAAGCTCACAGAATGGAATGTCAGATGATAATGGCGCGGCAAATACTGATTACGTTACTGATTTAGATTTAGCCGGTTGGGGGCCTGATTATTGGAAAGGAAGTTACATAGAAATAATATCTGGTACAGGAGTAGGTGAAGAATTAAAAGTATCAGCGTATGCTACAGCTACAGGTAAGTTTACTATGGATGATAATTGGGTAGCACCTCCTGATACAACTTCTAAGTTTTTTTTACATCCTGTTAGGTACTATAAAGTAAGAGGTGTTGATGGTTTTGGCGCAGGAAATTTTACATCAGCTGTAGAAGTAAAATATATAGAGTTTACAGAAGGTATGCTTGGCGATCAAATCATAACCGCGAGGAAAGTTTATGCCGGAGAAGTAATAACTTTATCAGCACAAATAAAAGATGCAATTATTCAAAATGCTCATATTATCGATTTGTCTGCTGATAAGATAACAGCAGGTAGCTTGACAATTACAGTTAATGTTGGTAGTGCTGGAAAAATAGTATTAGACGGTGCTAATGATGTAATAAAAGTATATGATGCATCAAGCATACTAAGAGTTGAGCTAGGCAAATTATCATGAACGAATTTGGATTAAAAGTATATGATTCATTAGGTTCAAACTACACTACAATTACTCCTAAAATATCTACCATTGTTAGCTCTGGAAGAATAACAATGCCTAATACTTTAAATGTTGATAACACTTACGGTGTTGTTATAGACTTGCCCGGAACTAGTGCGATTCCTAAAGAAGATATTACTGTTTTAATTGCTCCTATTGAACATACATATAAGATAACTAATATTTTATATTCTTCACAAAATATTGGCTATATGGATTCTGCTATGTCTTATTATAAGCACGCAAAGGCAACAGGAGTTATGACTTCTTGGACTGCTGGAAATTTGACTCCATCAACTGCAACTACTTATGATGGGTTTGCTGGAATATTCCCTGTTAGCTTTTGGGATATTAAAGGTGGAACAACTTTTACATCTGTATTATTATTCGCGGCAACATGTTATTTAGCTTACGATGCTAGCGCAAGTGAGTTTATAAAAGTTTATTCGATCGGAGATAAAGGAGTAAATAAAATAGAATATGTAGTAACTATTAAGAATCATAATTATGAGTAATTACGGATTAAAAATATTTGATACTATAGGAAACAGCAGTTTAATTGTTCCAAATATTGCTCAAATAATATCTTCTGGAACAATAACATTGCCTAATGCTTTAAATGGTGACGGTACTTATGGTGTAGACATTGATCTACCCGGAGATTATGATATTGATAATACTGACCTTGGTATGATTGTGCAAATAAGAGATTTTGATTATCGACTTTCTGTACATGAGTTTACATATCCAACTAATAATTCTTTGAAAGTATTCTATGGTGACGATAGCTATACTTACTATGATAAAGATGTAAATACAGGGGTAATGACATCATGGACACCCGGAGATATGACAGCATCAGATATAACTAAGTGGAATCATTTAATACAAATATCATTACTGGCTGGTTGGGATAAGTTTGGAAGCACGTCAAAAGCAATGCGAATATTCGCCGCAGTGCATTATGGGTTTTTAAATATTGCCGGAGGTACTGCGGCTACTACAACATTTTATGGTAGAGATACTACACAAACTGTCAATGGTCAAGCAGGGTATATCTTATCTGAAACACAAGGTTCAACACTCCAAACATATACAATAACTAGCGATGCATCTTATAGACTTATTGCTGCTGTAACAACAAACTGTAGTATATATAGAATTTCTTATCCTAGTGGTGCAACATTATTAGGCAACAACGTTGCATCTGATACAAGTTTTGTAAGAGGTGGAGAAGGATCAGTAAGTGGAACTTGGGCTTGCCCTTTGACTAACTTAACTCCCGGTGATGCAGTTTGTATTGTTGTAAATGTATGGTGTTATTTTAGAGATAATGCGTGGCTATCAGGTGATAAGGCTTTTGCTATTGTTTTTATTACTACTGTTTCAGAAGATTGGTGTACATTAGAATCTAATACATGGACTGTTTACAGATATATAACTGCTATTGAAAGTACAGGAGCCGGCGGTAACTACGCTACTGTTACATTATCATGGGGAAATTCAACAAAAGAAATGAAAACTACAGGGATAAAATATAAACCATTAGTATATTCTGGAAAAGATGTAGCTACTATTGGAACAAATGGTGTTTCAGAAGTTGATTATATAATGTATATGAAAAAGTATAGAGGAGATTAATGGATTACGGTCTTAGAGTAAGCGATACATTAGGTCATTCAGTCATAATAACTCCTAATGTATCAAATATTATAAGCTCTGGAACTACAGCAATGCCGCAAGCACTGAATGGCGATACAACATACGGTGTTGATATTGATCTACCCGGCACTAGCTCATATAAATTAGAAGATATTGGAGTTCAAATAAGAGTAAGATATTTTACATATTCGTTCTCTGAAAAAATGATTGGTGATGATGCTGGAGGGTATGCTTTTTTTAGAAGTATATATACTACTAGCAAAACATACTATTCTCGTAATGATGCCACAGGTGCAATGACAGCATGGGTTCCTGAATTTTTTAAAGATACTTTATATAATATGTTTCCTATTGGTTTTTGGGATCCGTTAGGAGCCACTACATTTACATCGGTAAGGTTATTCGCGGCAACATGTTATTTATGTTATGATAATTCAACATCAACATACAAAAAAGTTTATACTATTGATGATGCAAAATTCATTGATTATGTAGTTTATCTTAAAAATTTACAAACAGAGGAGGTATAATGTTATTAGGTTACAATAAGAATGGAGATATCCAATTTATATTTACTGATGAAAAATATTTAGCAATGAAATATCCAAACAATACAGCAAAGATAAGTAATTTTTGGGGAACAGTAAAGCATGATCTAACAGAATTATTTGTGCCTATAAGCACTTTTATAGATTGGGATAATTATAAAAATTATAGAATTGTAAATAGTGTTATTGTAAAAAAAACTAAAGAAGAAATAAACAAAAATAATATTAAAAAAAACATCATGAAAAGAGAAATCATTAAAAAAAAAATTGGAGGGATGAAAAATGGGAGCTTAACAAATAAAGTACCAAAAAAAATAGCAGGAGAAATACCATGGAAAACGGAAATGGAAAACAAGTCACTAGAAGGAATGATGTAGGAAATAAAATATTAACGGCTGTAATATCAGCTATGGTAATTGCAATAATGGGAATGACTATCTCAGTTGCAAGCCAAGCAACTGCAAAAGCTAACGCTAATTGTATATCATTAAAAGCATTAGAGATCGCCCAACAATTTGTTAAAGAATATACTTATACAGCTATTGACGAAATTAAAAGTGATATTAAAGAAATAAAACGAGCAGTAGTAAAATAAAAAGATGTCTAAAAACAAAATGGATATATTTGAGGAAATCTTCTTATTTTTAATCGATGTACCTTCTATACGTTGGAAACTAAAAAAAATAATAGATTCCAAAGATACTGTAGATTTTGCTTCGTTAAATGTAAGTTTAAATAAATTAGAATTAGAAATAATACGAAGAAAAAAGGAGGCTCGAGATGAATAAGACAGTTGCTAAAGTAGTAGTTTTACTGGCATTAGTAATATGTGTCATAATATTTTTCAAGACGATTTTTTTTGGCGTTGTAGTAGGTGCTTTAGCGTCAATAGTTTATTTTTCTTTAACAGGAAGTACATTAAACTGGAAGAAGAAATAGAATGGAAAAACCTGCAAACGGAAAATTCAGCCTTAAATACTTTTTGTTTGGTAAAGGATTACCGGACTGGATATCTGCATGGGGGAGTGGGTGGCGTATAGTAATGACACTTACTATATTATTCTTTATAGTAATTACTATATATAGGGCATTTTTTAAGAAAGATCAAACTCAATCTCAACACTTGAATGTCTGGCCTCTAAGTTTCTCAACAGTAACATATACTCCGCAACAATCTCAAAAACAAGTAGGGAAAAAACGCGCTTGGTGGTTACCAACATTCTTCGCGGAAGGGTATGGCTTTTCAGAAACTTCTAATAATGCTACTTCTAGAACTGGTATCGGAGCTAGAATCGGTGGGCGATTTGAATTATAAAGTATTATATGCCTAAATCAAACAGAAATGGCGTATTTTGCCACGTTAAAATTTAGGCATATAATTTCTTTGATTCATTGCCTTATTAGCACCACGCTAATCCTTGTTAGAAAAAGTGACATTGTACGTGCATTATCGTAATAATATTTGCAATGTTGCTATAATTGCAAAACCTCTCCCTAATTCCTCTATCCATACAGAATATCTTAGCTTATATTTATTGACAATATAGTTTAAGCCTCCCATAAATACAGCTAAGATAACTGATCTGGCAATTAACATTAGCCAACAGCCTGTAATTATAGCGTAAGGGAAATAAGCTAATCCAATAAACAATCCATGTAAATAAAAATTATCCTCTGGATACATCCAATTTATTAATCTCGCCAACATATCTTTAATTGGATTCTTACTGTTATCATAATATGTTGTAAGACTTGCTCCCAACAAGCCGTAAGATATGAGATGGATATACCCAGGCACTTTTAGTTTAAGCACGAATAACACAGAGATGATTGCTACTAATGGAATGAGCCAATCTCTCATCCAAGATTTGAATGGTTTACCGTATCCACCCATTCTGTAAAATATTGCGCTGATACACGATAGAAAAAATGTCATTAATCACCTCCTCTTAGCTACTATTAATTAACTGGAGTAACTCTTATCTTAGTTTCTCCGGCTTCTTTGTTATTCAATACACCAACAAAAGAATTAAACTCTGCATATCCTTTTTGAATAATTAAATTACCTTGACCGTCTGAGCTAATGCTTGTTACGAATGGTCCGGCTGTTGAACACCCAACGATTGAAAATAAAATCACTGATAACACTATCATCATTATACCTTTATTCATATTTCCCTCCTTTTTTACATTCCACTATTTACATTCCATGTTTTTCTATTATAGCCTAAGTAGTTAGCATTGTTGTAAGGGTTGCCGTCATTAGACGTATCTCTGTAGTGACCACTAACATAAGTGCCGTTACTTCTTGAGTATCCGTTTATCCACTTAATTGCTGCAAAACAGTTACCCATAATCATCATCGAGATTAGAACCAACCAAATTATTTTCATGAACACCTCCTTATTATCTGTCATACTATTTAATGAAATTTATAGCCTCTTGTAAACCATTTCTAATTTTTTTCCTCTCAATCGGAGTATCTGCTTGTAAAAGATTGTACGCTATATTCTTCCGCATTTTACTTTTAACTATTCCGATCACCTCATCTTTTGTAGATATTTCCCCCAAGATACTGAGTAACTTCTTTTTCGTCATATCATCCTCCTTTTTTCACTCTACCACCTTCAATTTATAAACATTACCCTTTAACTCTGCTGTGATTATATCTCCTGTTTTGATTGATTCCTCTTTTGGTTTTATGAGGGTGTACCAGTGTTGCTGACCTATTATCCACCCAGTACTAGCATTCTTACGCAAAATAAAATAACCTACCCCATCATTAGAACTATCTATAGCTCCTAACACTTCTCTTATATCTCCATACTCATCCTCAACCTTATCATGTCTCCTAACAACATCATTATTCCTATCCACTCCACATTTAGCATAGGCTACTATTTTGGCGTTGACATTTTCTAAGTCTGCTTTTGACCAAGAAGCACCACTAAATTCAGTTTCTTCTGCTCTTTTCAATATTCCACAACAACTACCACAATTTATTCTTTCATTTCCAACATAATCCACTCTACGATAATAACCCTCATTCCCTTTCCACACACACCCAACCTCGAATTTCTGTTTGTTTGCTTCAAATGTTTTATTCACAACCCCTCCTTTTTAATTTATAACGCCAAGTTAATGTTTCTTGTTAAGAAAACCCCTTAAACCTTCTGACATTGTGCTATTATCATTAAATTCTTCTTCCACTTCTTCTTCCACTTCCGATAACCTTTCCCCAAAGTATGGGGTTTTAGCCAAGCCCTTTAAAACTATTTTATCAACTGGGATACATTCAATCTCTACCACCTCAAACAAGCACTCCTTAACTTCAACCCTTTCACCAACTTTCCATGGAATAAGTTTCCCCTTTACGTTAAGAATCTCTTTTTTTGTTAAATCATAAATGTGTCCATTATCACTGTTCATTATCTACCTCCTTTTTAATTTATACCAATAACGCCAAGTTAATAATAATGCTATTACTAGAGATATAATTAGTATCATTTGTTTATTTCCTCATAAAATATAATCTTTAATAAATCTTCTTTTGTATTCCATTGCTTACTGTATAATAACAACTTGAGATTATAAATATTCATCCAACTCCCTCCTAAGGTTGTTTCATCATATTCAAAAATTACTTTTATCTTCATACATCCCTCCTTATAATTAGTATCATATTAATAGTTCTGGGTTTTCATATATGTTTCCGATTATTCCGACTTCAGGCTCAATCCTAAATGTTATAAATTTACGACCAAAAGATGTCGGTTCATAAAACCCAAAACAAGCATAATCGTGATTCCATTCAATCTTCGAAACATTACGATATTCTTTAACCACATCCCCCTCATATATCTCCTTATCGTTTTTATCTTTTAATCCTGTGTATTGCATAAGTTCCCATTTATGATAATCATCTAATTCTTGATGACCAACAAATCTCCTGAAATCATAGTGGCTTCCATCATCAAATACAATCCCAGTTTGTACGTTGCAATACATTATCTTATCTACTTTATCCCAAGCTCTAAACTTTATCTCTCTCATACATCCCTCCTTATTTAAAGGTCGGTGGCAGGAATTTAACCTGCTTTGATGTGTGTCTTACTGGTGGTTCACACTCTTAACCATTTAAACCAATTCAGCGTTTCCCAAACGCCACACCGACCCATTATTTTCTTAATCCACAACCCTTTTTTCTTCTTCCTTTATCCTTCTAGTAGACAAGGCATTGTCAATCCAATATTTGTTATGAGCTGGGATTAACTTTTTATGTTTTTCTTTTAGTTTATACATTTAAATACCCTCCTTTTTTAATTCAGTTTGTTGAACAAGTTGCGTAATACCTTCTTGCAATTTCATATAGTCTTTACTCTTAATCGTCGTGCTTAACTTCATGTTTACTTGGCAAATGCCATCTCTTTCAAATAACTTAAATTCCCATTCATATAATTTCATTTTTGCTCCTTCCGCATATTGCGTATTTGCTCAAGAATAAACTTCTCGTGTTACACAAATTATTATCAATTTTTTTACATCTAACATCTTTCCCAGTTTCTTCACAATAGCTTATTAAAGACTTTCTCCCTTTAACCAATTTAGTCCTTCCATCTCGCTTGATTATCTTCTTGCATTTTGGGCATTTAAAATAACTCATTTCCTACACAAATTATTATCATTTCTTATTGATACCGCCAAACAAGCGTGGCATAGAGCATATTTATTGTAGCTGTTTAGTTGCTTTCCACACTTACAATGAGTTTGGTTTTTCCTTCTCAATAGGTTTATATCTTTTCTTCTAGCCATTAAAATAATCTCCTTTCTTGATCTATTCTTTTATTTGCAATCTTTATATAATTCGGATTTAATTCTATTCCGATAAATTTTCTACTAAATTTTTCTGCTACTACTCCTGTTGTTCCTGAGCCACAAAATATATCTAAAACAGTTCCTCCTATAGGACATCCAGCTTTAATCGGTGTTTCTATAAGTTCTTCAGGAAATACAGCAAAGTGAGCTTCTTTAAATGGCTTAGTTGTTATTTTCCATACTGTTCGTTTGTTGCGACCGGGTTTATTTATTAGATTTTTGAAACTTCTTCTTGTTTGAGCAGGGTCTTTAGATTTATTTCCCATATTTGCTTTCATAAAATCTTTAGTATTTTCTGTTTTTACTTCTTTTCCGAATCGACTATCGTTTATTGTAGTTTCTGACATTGGTTCATACTGAGTTTCAAATCGATACTTCTTATTCTTAACGAAGAAAAACATCTTCTCAAAATCTACTGTAAACCTATCTTTAATACTTGACGGCATACAGTTTGGCTTATACCAAATAATTTCATTCCGGAGTATCCACCCTCGATTGCACATTTCTATTGCAAAGCGAGAGGGAATTTGGCATAGGCATTTACTTGGTAAAAATACTTTACCTTTTTTAATTGAATAAGTATCTCCTAAATTAACCCAACAAGTACCATCTCTTTTTAATACTCTTTTAGCCTCATCAAATATTCCGCATAGCCTCATTACATATTCGTGGAATGTTGGTTCTAATCCTAATTGGAAATCTATTTTTTTCGCGCCGCAATCAGGGCAAATATTTTTCCACCTCGGCGCATCTGTTCCTTTTCTATTTCCGTCTTGTATCGGGCTTGATTTTAATGAGTAATCATACCTACTTTTTTTCTTTGCATTTGCATGAGTGCAGTTTTTATTGCCTCCTTTCCACGTAGCTGTTCCATAATCTCTTAATCCCCAATAAGGCGGAGATGTAATAATACAATTTATGCTTTCGCTTTTAAAAGTTCTTAATACTGTCAACGCATCGCCCTTAATTACCAAATTTACCTCCTTCGCTTATAATCTAAACACCAATTATGTTTGGTGTATTTAATAAATATCTTTTTCTTTTTGCAATAATATCTTTTGTTTGAGAATAGTTTTTTAAATAAAACATATGAGCTATATAAACAATCTTTACAATTATATTTACTAATCATTGACTACTGTTCCGTTAAACATCTCTACTATTTTTTTTACTAATTCATTCTGCATTGCTTTTCTATGAAGATATAGAGATTCAAACCTTCTTTTTTCTGTCGGAGATAAAGAATTCCATGAAGCTTCTAGAGGATCCTCAAACTTTGTTTGGAAATTATTTATTACATTTTTCCATTTCTTTTGGTCTGCTTTTAAATCACTCTCGTTTTCAGAGATATACTTTAATGCTTTAGAAAACCTTTCATATGCTTTTTTAAACTCCGCTATTTTATTCATTGTAATTTTTCCTTTCGTTTTACATAATATTCTTTGTTGTATTTTTTAATCATATCTTTTAAATTTGATTTTTTTGTTAGAGCATATGTTGCTTTAAAAACCATTAATTCTTTTTTCCGTTCTTTAAAAAATATTGTCATATGGGATTTTGCGCTTTCAAAAAACTTTCTTTGATGTTCTTCTAGCTTATGCTTATTTTGTTCATAGAATGCTACTTTACACGTCATATATGGCGCATTGGGTTCATTAGATAACGGAATAATAGCGTGCTTGGGTATCTGTTGAAATACATCAATAATATACTCAAATGATTCCGGCATAGTTTCATCTCTTACTTTAGAGATATGTTTTAAATATTTGTAAGCCTTATCTTTTATTCTTATCATTTTCATTTTACAATTCCTTTTTATTTGTTCAGCAATCGTTCCATGCTAGGTTTTTTTCTTTGTTCAAAATTTCCTTCAAATGTAGCATTTTTTTGATGTAACATTTTTGAGGGTAAAAATGCTGTTTTACCCTCAAATCAGCGATTTCCGCGTAACGCGTAACGGTTTAGCAAAACTGCATTTTCTTTTGGTATCAAACACTTATGTAAATTTCCTAAACCGTTATACCGTTACAATCCCGCACGAAATAACCGTTTTTTCATAAATATTGAACTTGAAAAAGGTGTTTTTAAGGGTAAGGATATATGGAAAAATAGTTTGTTCGTGCGGAAACGTAATGCTGTAACGGTTTAGCAAAATCAAAAAAACTATTGATTTTATTGAAAACGGAAAAAAATAAACCGTTATACCGTTACGCACCCCCAAAAATCTATGCTGAACGCTTTTAACCCTCAATTAACTCCTTTGAAACACTCTCATCATCCTCTACAGCTTCTACACTCTCACCCTCATTGTCGATCAATCCTTCAGGAGCATCTGCAACTTCTGGATTTATTATTGAACCAGTTATTGCATTATAAAATGTATCTTTATCACAAGGAAACTTACTATATATATCTTCTATCTTAGGTAGAAATCCTAATGTAGAACTTGACCACTCTAATCCTCGTCTAGATATTCTAAATTGTGAAGCTTTACCTCTACCGCCTGCACCTTTTTCAGAATACTCAATAAGATTTGCCCTCATTAAAACATACATCCATTTCTTAACCTTATCTACTTTCCAATCCATATATTCAGCAATATCTTTATATTTAAAAATAAACTCATTCTCATAACTTTCATCTTCTTCTGGCTTCCAATTATCACTCATTGTTTTAATTGCTTTCCAAAGCTGTTCTGCTGATGGGCCTATTTCATATATAGTATATGTCAATATAGATTCCGCTACTGTTTTAGCTACAAAATAATCTGCTAATGTAGAGATTAAATGTATTGTTCCGTCAGGTTGCTTTTTTTGTTCTCTATGGAATTGGTGTAGTATTGTCACTATTTCAATTAGCACTCTAAATCTTTCCCTATCTCTTCTTATTCTTACAGGTTTATCAGGGAACACAGAAAATACCTCTTTTGCGTATGGAATAATTATCTTGAAATCTGGATTAAGTAAACGTTGTATATTTTTCCAGAGATTTAATTCTTTTTCATCTAACTTAAATGTTTCTCCCATTGCCTTACGAATAGTTATATCACCTATTGCTTGTGTTAACTGTGGAGAATCATCACTAAATACTGAAAAGTTTCTAGTTTCATTTTCATCAAACATCTGCGCTTTGGTAGTTGTGATAAGAAATCCTACAGGTCCTTTAACTTTCTTTGTTATAGTTTCCATTTGACCAGAGTGTTGATCCTTAACAGGCATCATTAAAATTAAATCGCCTTCTGATTGCGCGGTTCTTATAGAATAATCAGCCGCTTCTGAGCCGGGAAGCTCATTGATAAATATAATTCTGTTTTGCATTCCGTCCTCGGGTAAATGGAAGAAAGCATTTTGCGTTGCTCTCGTAATGAAATGATAACCTTCTTCCGGTATAAGCCTTTGGATACATTGACACGAAAAAGATTTACCACTAGAAGCTTCACCTTTGACTGTTATTGATAATGGCTCTTTTGTTATTCTTGACGTATAACATAAATAAACCATTAGCCTCATTATTTCTTCTCCAACAACACCCATTTTATTTGTTAAAGAAATGACATTATATAAAACATTTTTATTCTCCGTAAGGAATTTTATTGCTTCATTCTTTTCACCTTCTGTCATTATATATAATTGCTTAGGTGCAGTTAATTTATCATGCTCTTCTTTTTCTAATTGCTTTTTAACTAGATCCTCTAATTTAATTAAATCAGAATCTATCTCGTCCTCTTGTGATGCTTTAACAAATCTTGCTCTATTAGATGCCATACTTAATTTAATAGAATCTTTAAATAATATTTTTCCTGATTTGCTTAATGTAAGAGATACTTTAAAATTTCCAGATTTCATAAATTCAAAGTTAGCTAATCTAAACTCATAATCTTTCTTTCTAAATACCATTATTTCTTTATCTCTAAAAATCATAGTAATGATGCCTTTATCTATTTGCTCTTTTCTCATCTGTGAGCTTGTTAGAGGGCAAGTTGTTTTATCACAATAATTTTGGATTATCGCATCATCACAACCATAGCTTTTATAACCACCTTTAAAGACAGAGTTTATTATTTTAATTAGAACTCTTTCAGGTAGAGGTGGTGTATTTCTCTCGTTCCAGCCTGCTATTAGAGTTTGAATATCATTCTCTGACATTCCTTTTTCTTTATAATTTATAGCTAATCTGAAACAGGCATTATCTCGATGACCTTTAGAAACTCCTTCTTTTATTTTATGTATGCAAGGTAACTCTTTGCTTGGGATATAATGTTTATTATCGGATCCTGTATCTAGCATTGTTACTTTTTTTCTTCCTAAACTTTTTCCAATAATAGTTATTTTTATTAGAGTAATATCTGTTTTTTTAATTTTAGAAAGGTCTTTAATATTATTTATAAATGTTTTATTATCATCATCTACAAAAATTGTTCTATCATTCCCGGCATCTCCACCGAACAAAGGGAGGTTAATGTAGTTTCCAAAAGGATGAGCTTCATTAACGCTGTCTTGCTTAGGAAAGATTTCGCAGATAATACCCATCTCACTCAATATATTTTCAAAAACTAATCTTGGCTTTATAGCTTCAATTTTTTCATTGAAGAAACACCAGATATGAAATCCTTTACTCTTACTTCTTTCAATATAAATATTTAATCTTAACTCTTCTAATTTTTGTTTTATTGCTAATGCTTTCTCGAAGTTATTCTCATCTAAATCTACTGCAATCCAATTAACAAACTCTTTATTGTAAATAGGATATATACCCATTCTTTGCATTCCGTCTATATGTTTTTTATATATTTCTAATGTTAGCTTTTCTTTTAGACAGAAATTATTTCGCCCATAGGCATCATCTCTTCCGGAAAAGAGTTCAGAAAATTGTTTAATGTCATTCATTTTATCTCCTAAATTATAATTATTAATAATACGCCGGCGCTAGATTGCTCTAACGCCGGTTGGAAAAGATGGATTACTCAGAGTTTTCTTCTGTCAACTCAACGTCAATGTCAGCTTTACGTCTATAAAGCGAATCAAACATCTTTTTTGCAGTATCATATTCTTCGTTTGTGCATCTCCTAACGAATTTAATAATAGGTACTGCATAAGTTCCTTTTGTTCCTTTTTCAATCTTTGAGGAAAGATTATATACTCTAGCAAACATATCTTCGCCAGAATACCTCGCCATTGAAAGGAATGTTTTCGCTGTTTTAATTGCTGTTTTCATCATCGACAATGAGAGTGGGAATTGTTGTAGTCTATCAACAAGTATGCAAGGAAAATTGTAAACCTGCGAGAATTTAGGTGGCTCTTTTCCTTCCCAAGCTGAACCGGGAACCTCTTCAACAGGTTTATCTAAAAATTGCTCATATTCCTCAATAGCCATTGTTACTTTAATGTTATCTCTAGACATCATTACAAGCCCGCGCTCAAGATCAAATTGAGCTCTGGTTTTAAACATGAACAAAGGAATTATTTCTAATTCATCACCAAACACTTCATCAGTTAAGTTATTAAATAACTCTCCCATTTTTGCGTTTCCATCAACGCATACTTGAGATAATCCTTGAGCAAGCCCAAGCCGAGCTATTTTAATATCTCCTTCGTCCATTGCCTCAAAACCTGCCGGAACGTGTGATTTGTCTGTTCCTCCTGATACTCTTAATTCGAGATTCTGTGATTCGTTAGATGTTACTTCATTCTTTTTTTCTTCACTCATCTTACCCTCCTTTTTACTTCATTAATGTTATGGCTAACTCTGGTTTAAAGAAATATTTAAATAGATCATCCGGAATTTGCTCTCCTTCTTTTAGTAGACCAGAGATAAAGGAAGATAAGGTTTTATTATGTATAGCTGACTTAATCATATCTGACCTGCCGCAATCCTCAGCAATCCACCTTAAAGCTTCTTCTTTTTTATCTTTGTCAACACTAACATAGAGCGTTTCTTTTCGGACAGCAGAACAATTCAAAGTATTGCTTTTAAATGACTTTAAATCTCTGTTCTCCATATACTCTATTAGAGCTAATTCCGCTTCTTGTTTCACCTTTTTTGCATCTGACAAGAGTACAGTAAATTCTTTTTCTCTTGTTCTAGCATCAAGGACTAACTGAAGTAACTCTGTTTCATTCATTCAACTCACCTCCTAAAACTATTCTTTTGATATTGTCCAGATTGCTTTTCCTTCTTGATTCTTGAGCGTAATCTCCCCTTTTGCATAACGCTTATCAGAAACATAACTAGCGTTAATTTTCCGCGATGCAGCTACTTTTGCGCTAAAGTTATCTCTTGCTGGTATTGGCAACGTTGTTGTCATATTCTCGTACGTAGCAGATAGAACATAGATTCTCATTTTTCCTCACCTCCTTTATTTTATTTTTTCATTCCACACTAATCTCATATCAAAACCTTGTTCCAAACAATATATTTTATGTTCTAAATTATCTTTCTTAATCTCAATTACTCTATAATTTTCATATGGCTTATGCATAGGAGCGCAACCTAAAATAAGCCACATGAAAACTACACTTAATAATAAACATACCAATATACACAAAAAAAGAAATAGCTTATCCATTATATTTCTCCTTTATTATTGTCATTATCTTATCAATAAACTCATTCAATGTTTCTTGTTTATCAATATATAATAATGATTCTCCACCGGCAATCATGAACGCTGTCATTTGATAACTTTGATATAAAGTTAATGCACCGTCAGCACTCTTGAATTCAATAGCGAATGGAACTCCTTTGATAACTAAGAAACCGTCAAATGGTTTTTTATTTCCGAGATTGAGTGTATCTGGTATTTTATACCAAAAGCAATTAGGGTCTGCTTTCGCTATCTTATCCTTAAACTTTTGATATAATTTTCTTTCACTCATAATCCATCTCTCATTTCTTCATCTTCGATCAACCCTCTTAACAATGCTAGATATACTCTTGCATCTTTAATCCTACTTTCAATTGGCTCTTCTGAAAAAGTTTGATTGTTTCTGATATAACTGCAAATAGAATCTAAATGTTTTTTGAGATATACCCATAATACTAACTTTGCATCTATGTTTAATTCTTTACCTAATCTTTTAAAATTATCTAATTTATCGCCTTGAGTATATTCTTTACCTTTTTCTGAGCTAACCTTGATCTCTTCTTCTACCATGTTTTTATATAATTTATGAAAATATTCTGCATCCATACTTACCTCCTTTTTTTACTTGCTATAAACTTTTTCATTGCTTCTCTAAAGTAAGGCAAAAAAGAATTATAACAATCATTGCACAAACCATGACTATTTAATGGAGTTGGTAAATTTTCCTCTTTCTTTCCACATTTACGGCACTTAGTTCCTTTATTCATTATTGCCCCTTTAACATGTTTAAACATGATTCTGATAGGTTCTGTTTGGTTTTTAATGCCTTATATATCACTTCATCAATAGAGTTCTTAGCAAGTAGTTGAAAGTATGTAGTATTATATTTTTGACCAATCCTGTGGCATCTGTCGCACGCTTGGACGTATTCCTCATAACTATAAGATAACGAATACCAAATAGAATAACTACACTGTTGGAGATTTAATCCATGCCCTCCTGATTTCGGATGAGCTATTAAGAAACGTTTTTTCCCTGCTTGAAAGTCTTGTATATTTTTAATCTTTTCTTTCTGAGGTATTGTGCCGTTTAATAATACAGCATCATCTCCTAATAAGAGCTTTAGCTCTGCTGATTCCCAATGGTATTGTATCCATATTATTATTTGTTTATTTTTAGGTATTGAGTTTATTGTTTCAGTTAATACTTTAATTTTTGAATCACTTACTTTAACAGGAATCCCATTTATATTTATTACGAATCCTCCTGTTATCTCTCTAAGCTTACATATCTTTGATAATTCATTAGCGGCTAGAGTAATACTATCTTTAAATTCTAAAACATTCTCTTTCTTCATTGATTCATATGCTTTCTCTTGCACCTTATCCATATAGACTAATCTAGTTTCAAATATTTGTTCTGGTAAATCTAATGCATCTTCTTTTTGTAAAGAGAATGCTTGTCTTGATATTCTATCCATTATTGCCTCTTTGGCTCCACTCATTGTGCGGTAAAGATAACCTCCGTAACCTGTTGAGTAAAAGAAACTATTTCTATATTTATAAAAATTATCACTAAGTAGCTCATCATTAACAAACGCCATTTGACCCCAATACTCTAATAAATTATTAGGCGCTGGAATACCGCTTAAACATATTCTATGTTTTATTTTATTTTTATAGTCAAGAATAGTTTTAGTTATCGCTGATGAGTGTGATTTTATTTTAGCGCTCTCATCTATTATTAAACAACTTATTTTGTTCTCAATAGACGGTTTCTTTATCTTTGATAGTTTTTTAAACCCTTCAAAATTTATAATATATACATCGTAATCATTGTTCCACTCTTTCAAATTATTCCATAGCACAATTGACCTGAGATTACTCCATTTATTTATTTCTGCTACCCATACACTCTCTAATGTAGATAAAGGCGCAATGATGATTGCCGGTAACTTCCAATGCTCTATTAGTTTTATAGCTGTTAATGTTTTGCCGAGCCCCGGATCCATAAACAAAGCGTAGCTATCAAACATAGCAGCAAGAGCAATAGCTTTCTTTTGATGCTGATAGCACATTGATAAATCAGTTTTACCTAACTTATCAATCAAGCAATCATTTATTTTTATTTTATTAGCGAGGTTAACTTTTTCGTGGTACTTTTGTTTCTCGTTGCGTAATTGTTGGTATATAATCTTAGTATCTAAATCGTATTGAATATTTAGATGCTCTATTATATCTATTAATTTTCTTTTTGGGAATACCCACGAAGAGGTTGCTTTATGAAACTTATATTCTCCGATTGATTTGACTAATTCTTTTTCTTCAAACAGGCATTTTACGATTGCCGAATCATTATTTACAGATACAAACATATGAAAACTCCTTGTTTATACCGTTACGAGTATTGCGAATCAAAGCAAATGATTTTTAATAGAATGTTATTGAAAATCCATTATAACATTGCTTTTTTTCGTGTCAAGGGCTTTTTTTTACAATACTCGTAACGGTATAACGGTTTAGGTTATTAACCAATATTCAATATTTCTGGATGTTCCATTGCGTTCCTAACAAGCAATCTTATTAGCGCTGACCGCGATGCTATCTCGGGAATTTTCTTCTTTACTTTCCTATCAAGGAATGTAATTTCGCTTTGAGTAAATCCCACCAATATATTAATTTTGCGGTCTTTTGCGCTCACTTTTTTTGTCATAATCCTCCTTTTATTAATCTTTGTCTTGGTTTCCTAATAGTGTGAAAGTAATTCCATTCTTTCTCATTTCTACGAGCAAAGTGTTAACTATTTTGTTCATAACATATTCATTAGCAAAAGGTCCGTGAGTATGTATATGCCCTGTCTTATTAATTACCACTACTAAATGCTCATCAGCATCATTTAACTCTGGAATGTCATTTTTGTTCTCGCAGTTAAATGGACATTTCATTTATCCCTCCAGTTTTTGCTGCTCTATCAGCTAAATGGATTAATTGTCTAGGTATCCAACTTATCTTGAAGTTTAATACTTGCTGTTTTAATTCCATAAACTCTAGATAGAGCAATTTTGTGTTTTTGTGTTTAATCCTCCAATATCCTTTTGCTTGATTGACAACAGTTTTGCTATCAGAAAAGATATACTTTTCAGCTTTTCTATCTTTTTTATTAGCAAACCTCATCCCTGCAATTAGCGCTGACCACTCTGCCTGCATACTTGTCTTGATGCCAATATCAGCACAATACCTATAATTAGGCAGAATGATTTTTGAGTTTCTAGAGCGATCCCAAGCTACAACTCCTATCGATGATGGTCCGGGATTACCTCTACTAGATCCGTCACAAAGAATTACTATCACTGTTTAGCTCCCTTTTATCATTTCTTTTGGCACTTTTGTTTTTGTAAGTCCTAACATTTCTTTAATAATTTCTCCCTTCTTTTCTTTCCAAGCTAAGCTACCTACTTTAAGTTTCAATTCTTTTGACAGTTTTTGCAAACCAGCTTTTGAGAATTTTTCGAGATATTCTTGAGTAATTCTGAATTTCTTACCGATATTAATACCGGCTTCTTCACCAAGATCCTCTAATTCTTTTGTTTCGTATTTACTCAATCTATCTAACACAACTTTTTCAACAATTTTAAGCAATTCATCGGTTTTTAATTTCAATAAGAAATTTTTAAACTCTTTTGTTCCTCTTACTTCGTAATTTGGTAAATCTTTCTTAAATCCAAGATAACCAGATATACTATTACTTGCTCCTGACTCCATATCAAAGAGTTGGTCAAGCAATATTCGATTAATTTGCACCACTTTAGCATTTACCTTGAGTTCAGATATAAAGAATTGTCGTTTAAATATATCCACTCTGTTTGCTTTCTGCCTCGCTTCATACTGAGCTGATGCATCTATTTCTTTATCACCTGTTTTGATTGACATTGCTTTACGCTCTACTGCTTTTGATTTCCGCATTGTTCGTTTGAAGCAATCTCTATTCAAGCAAACTTGTTTCTCTCTACCGGTTGGTCCGATAATAATAGCAAATGTTGGACAAGTTTTTATGCACTCTGTTTTGAATTGCTCTGCCGGAAATCCATTACCTTCATAACCAGAAAAATCAACGATGTCTTTTAATAACTCTGCATCCTTTGACCCATATTGAGGTTCGGTTTTCAATATTATTACTTTTTTGCCTTTTTTCTTGTACGCTTCCTCTTTTTCTTTTTGTACTTCTCTTATTTTCTTTGAGAAACAAAGATTATTCATACATTTTCCTTTAAGAGAATTACTCCTATCAAACAAATCATCGTATGTACTGCCATTAAATGAGCAAGTTTTACAATCTTTCTTGTTAAAGCAAGCAGTTTCTAATCTTTGCGAGTAGTTTTCTAATTCTCCTTCTGCTTTCACCGGAGAATATCGGTAGCGAATAATATCATTAGCTAAATGCTTTTGGTACTTAGCATCAGATAACCTTGTAAGCACGAATCCATGATCTGCGGAGATTTTACCTTCTTTAATCATTTTCTTTACTTCATCACATAAATCAAGGAGTGACAATATTCTCTTTACACGATACTCAGATTTACCAGTGATTACCATAATGTCTTTTGCTTTGTAGTTTTCTCCTAATGATTTGTATGCCAATGCCTCATCAATAGGGTTTAAATCTTTGCGCTGTAAATTTGCAACTAATTGATACTCAACTCTATCATTTTTTTCAGCATCAACAGATAACACAGGAATCTCTGTAAGACCTGCGTACTTTGCCGCGCTGAATCTCCTATGACCATCGAGTAAATCAATTTTACTTCCATTCTTCCTTACTAATAAAGGTTGAAGTATTCCTTTCTCTTTTAATGAGATAATCAAACTAGATAAACTTTCTTTCGTAATATCTTTTCTGATATTCTCTCCAACAATTATTTTGTCTATTGTTACCGTAGATAATTCCATACTAATCTCCTTGTGTTACTGTCATCTTGACAGCGAGTTCTTTCTTAAAATAATCTTTCTTCAAATAAATCCTCTTCGGGAACACGATTGGAGATAACTCCTTATTCTTAACTACAAATATATGATATTGTTGTGTAGTTTTGCCTGCGTATTCAAATTCTATCTCCACACTTTTACTCATACTCACCTCCTTTTTATTCATTCTTTATCATCTTCTTGTGGGAAAACTTGTGGTAAAAATGTTAAATCTTCAGGGCATGTAGCAGCTCCAGTATAGTCTCGGAATTTATTCCATAGATTATCACAATGATAAACAACAAAGATAAATTGTTTATTCCAAGATTTAATTCTACCTTGCTCTTTTTTAAAGCCACTATCATAAATAACCCAATTACCAATATTCACTTTTTTTAATTCAGCAATTTAAATCAACTCATCACCTCCTTTAAATTTTTTATATTACTTAGTATCTATTATCTTTTTTTGCTGATTCATATATTGAATAGCACAGTTTTTTAATTCTCTGATTAAATCTCCTATCAAAGATAAAGATTTCATAGAAACTTCCATTTTACCTAAGGTGTAATATTCTTTTGTAGTCATTACAACTGTAGTTATTTTTTTCCCATAATCATCAATAAGAGATACATTAATACTTACACTAGGAAGTGCATTCTTGCACTCAATGCTTATTCCAGTTATCTCTCCCTCAACAATGTTAATCGGCAACATTTTCATTTCCTTTTTTTTCATATTAACTCCTTCTTTAATATCTATATTTTTTAAACGCTTCATAATCACAATTGACACACATTTTAATATGGTGTGTTCCGAAAATTTTCTTTCCATGCTTTTGTATCCATTCTGCATTATGATTAGAGAGATGACAATAAATAGTCCAATCACCAATCTCTCCTGTTACTGCTACCCAACGAAGTTCTTTACCTGTTTTAGCTATAAATAAACCAGACTCATTATCAATAGCTGTTCCGGTTGCAAATATAAAATGCTTCTTTAGCTCTTTTAACTTCTTAACTGTTAACATTTCCTCACCTCCTTATACTCCACTTGCTAATTTTCTGAGTGATCTCCACTCTTTTTCTGACATCATTTTCAACCATTGTTCTCCGGTGTGGTTTAAATCTTTTTTTACTTGCTTTACTGCATCTTTTTTAGTATCAGCATTAAATATAAAAAATTTAAACTTTTTATTAACTACTTGTAAGACATAATACTCCATTTTCCTCCTTCTTTAATTAAAATCTTTCTGTTATTGTTAATTTATTTCCTTTAACTTCTAAATCACAATTAGAATATCCATTTCTATGAGCCCAATTTAATATAGCCTCTTCTTTAGATAAATTTGGATAAACCTTTTTAAATGCTTTTATCTCTTCTGCATCAAACTTTATTATTTGTTTGCTTTCCATAAAACTCCTTTGTTTACGTTACCATTTGAGCTATTTCCCAAAGTTTACTCATCTCTTTTTTATCTTGTTTTACATCTGCTTTAGCATTATCTAATAATCCACTTTCTTCAAAATCTCCGTAATATCCCCAACATCCACCTTTCTCATTTCCTAATTCATCCTCTATCATAAATCCATAAATGTTACCACTCAAGTAATCATTCCAAGTTTTAATCAAATCTAGAGCTAAACCTCTTGCTATCTTTTTTGTTTTAGCTTCTGTTTTATTAACAAACACTAATCCTAATTGGCTCACATCTCATCTCCGATCGGGAAAATTTCCTTCATTCTTTAGAGCTAAGCTAACTCCGCTATGAATGTATGCCTCTAGTCTGAAGATATAATATTCTTTAATATATTTCAGAGCTTCTTCGTCATTATCTCCATACTCGTCCACTCCTTCGTTGGCTATACATATTGCTAATTTTTTATTAACATTAGTATCTACATAAAAATCTCTATGATAGCCAACGAGAAATAATACTTCATCTCCGTTACTATCAGGACTTTCCGGGTCTTGGTCTTGATAAATATTTATTTTATAACCTTTATATTCTTTCTGTTCTACGATTTCCATCTCTACCTCCTTTATTATTTAGTGATTTTATATTTATACATATCTCGTTGAACTCCGCAAGGTTTAATATCCTCAAACCCTTTGTCATCAATATAAGTTTCAAATACTCTTCCATATTTATCTGTTATTTGCCCATTAACTATTTTTAAACCCATTTTCTCTTTCAATTGCTTTGTAACTCTTGTTTTCATTTTCCCTCCTTAATATAATGGAGTGCGTAGAGCCAAGGCACTTAGCCTCGCAGTATTGTTCCGCTCCCCAATATTTCGAGATTTACTTTTCTGGTAGAGTTGTAATAGTTGTAATAGTTTTTCTATCTGCTGAGAATGTATCTGAATAAGAGATATCATTATCAACTCTCAAGCGATAAGTTGTTCCTCTTTCCAATATCCTTATCTCTATAATCGTTGCATCTACCATAACTTTATCTCCAATCCCGATCTCTTTAATTTCTTCTGTTTCCATTAGTACCTCCTTTTTATACTTTAACTTTTGTTGAATATAACTCAGACATATCTTTTGAAACTTTCGCTCCGTCTGCCTCTACTTTCTCCCAATTTGGTTCTTTACTATCTGGATTTATATCCAATTCACAAACGAAGCAATGAGCGTAGTTTGGAGAATTCCATTCATTCCCATTCACTCCTTTTTCTTTAGTTTCTCCTTTTGCTCTACCCTGAACATAGATAGTAAGTGTTTTCTTCTCAACATCAATTGCATATACCCACTCTATAAATAGAGCATCTGCTGTTTTTTCATTCATTGTTCCGTCAGGAACTCCATCTCTCATAACGAAATCAGGAGTATGGCAATAGCAACTCTCTGGAAAGTTTGACCAACCTCCACGATGCCCCTTGATATAAATATCAACAAAAGATCGGAGAGCACGAGTTCCGTCATTTGAAACTCCAATTACTCCTTTGTTTAATATAAATTTTTTCATCAATATATCCCATATCTCTTTTCCTCTACAAGTAGGATAACCGTCAAAATGACAGTAAACTCCTTTGAATCCAGTTTTTGTTTTCTCCGCTATACAGCTTCTCGTTGACATTTCCCCTCCTTTTTTACTCTTTCCTTAATTTTTTACTAAAGCCAGAGCAGTATCATACGCTTTCATCTTTAATGTTGCGCCACTCCCGAGCCAAATATTCTGTAATCTATTAGAGGGATTGTTGTTTTTAATACCTCTAAAATGATCAACGTAACGAGTAACTGCGTTGTAAGCACTCCATAGTGTATCTTTACTCTCTGAATATTCTGGACGGTTGTGGAGATTCATTAAATCACCAATTTGGTTTTGTTTTCTCTGAGATATATCTAAATCGTCTTTGCCACAGATAAGAGATGTGAAATAAACCTCTGCTTGCTCATCCCTTACCTTCTCTCCTGCAAATGCTTTTAGCGATTCTTCAAAGTCAGAGTAGAAAGTTACTGCTATTCCTAATGCTCTTTGCGCTTCTCTTATTTTGCTGTTAATATTTCCTGTATGTCTAATGGAGATTCCGTCTTTAGTTCTGGACAGAGCAGCGGAAAGAGTATTTTGACATACTACTCTTACAGGAGTGAAGAACATCTTCAAAGCTGAACAGCCATCGTGTGAATTCGTGAGTAAAAGATATTTCTCCACAACATCCTTTTTCGTTACTTCGATAATATCTGGTAGCTCTGCAAGTATCCATATTCGCTCGCCCTTACCTAAAGCTCCGGCAGTATGATACATTGCAAATTTATCTCCAACTACTGAATCGAAGAAATCAAATGACTCTGTATTTTGCACAGGTTGATATGAGCTACCAACAATCCCAAGAGGTTGGTTTGTGTCAATTCTAACTGTTGCGAATTTATTCTCGATTTCTACTCGGTCCTCTGTATAAATCTTTTGGAGATTAACTTGATAATCCAACTTTGATGCCTCAATTGCCTCTTTCGCTGTTGCTGGATTATCGAGCTTTACTCCTAATCCGTGCCAAGGAACCGCTCCGGTGTAAAACATTCTGTTACCATTCTCATTTAAATTATGAGCCATATAAACCTCCTTTTAACTTTTAACTAAACTCTTTGTTGCGTTTTCACTATCTTTTCTCCCTAACTCGAAGCACCTTTCACAGTTGCAAGATAATTTTCCTGTTCCCTCCCACATAACCCAATCTCTGTAGTCAGTAGATGCTCCGATAAAAAAAGATACCTCTTCTTTTACCTTACCGCAGTAGTCGCAATATAATTTCTTCATTTTTCCTCACCTCCTTTTTAGAATAGATTTATGCTGAGATAACAAATAATACCTCTTTCTTATATCAGCACAGATAACTTGCTGAACTCTTTTACCTCGTCAGAGCCGGTATCTCCGGCTGACACCTGCGATTTCTCGCAGGTGTTTCGGCATCTCTTAGTTATGATAATCAACTACTACTGCCCACTTCTTACCAACTAATTGCTCTTCTGATAAATCAACCTCATCTTCCTCTATATCGCAGAAATGCTTGTACTCTTCTTCTGCAATCAACTCTTTAATTAAGTTGTCATACAATACTTTATCAATTATTTGAGCATCATCTTCCTCTCCGATAGGATTATACTTATCTCTCCAGAAAGGAATTACTCCTGTATAGTCTGGAAAGTATTTATTGAACATAGATGCAAATTGTTCTCTTCTCTGTTTTTCTGTATCTTCGGCGCTAGTATTCCAACCAAAATCTTTTTCAAACTCTTCAACGCAAGTTTTTAATTTTACTTTATCTAATCTCACCGATGATAAATCTCCTGACCATCTCCCACCTATAACAAACCAATCAGCCATTCCTGAAGCAAATCTCCCTTGCCCGCAGAAGCCATTCTCATCCAACCAACCTTGAACAAAATGCCTCGCTTCCTTGGAGTCATTTGCTTTTTCTTTATCCATAGTTACTATCATTCTATAATGCATCTCTTCCCTCCTTTTTGTTTACCATAACTCGTCTATATAATCAGGTTCTAAACCAAACCACTCTTGACATATTCCGAAAGGCATTTCTCCTTGAGATAACCTTTCATCAAAATCATCTTTCGCTTGGGAGATCAAATCATCAGCCTCTTGTTCACTGATTCCATCTCTTTTCATTATAACTTCTTTGATACTCACATTTACCCCCTTTTTGTTTTGAAGTAAAGAGCATATAACTGCTTTTTACTCATTTTGCCTAATCTCTTCTTGCTATATCCGCAAGCAAGAGATAAAGCATTTATCAACTCTGATTTGTATCGAGGAACCAAAAAATCTCTCATATCACCTCTTTTGTTTAATCACATCATAATTAAAGTCGAATGAGTGTAGTTGCACGTGGAGTTTATTTATCTCGTACTTTAAACTATGAATTTTTACTTTAATCAACTTTTGTTGCTCTACTTGGTTTTTTACAAGAACTGCTTGTTTCATTTCTTTACCTCTTATTCCTCTCTGTAAAATACTTGGTCTTTATACTCATACACTTTTGTCATATCCTTAACCCAATAAGGAGTTCCGAACGCTTTAATATTTTCCCAATGAGTTGCTCCAGAAGTAATATCTTTGTTCATACTCTCAAGCCACGCTTTTTCTGCGAGATCAAATACCCATTGAGGCTCGTTGCTGACGTGCTTCGCATTCTCTCCGTAAACTCCTTTCAATGTTCCGCGATTCCGTATTGCGCAAGCCACCGCAACCATTCCGATATAACCTTGATTACTCGCTTCACCAATGATTGCTCTTATTGCTCTTTGCTTATCAATATTCGCTGAATAACTCGAAGTGTGAAAGATAAGCAGAAAGATAAGAGCTAGTAAGCGTTTTTTGCTCTTGCTCATTTTTTCTCCTTATACTTTTGCTGATTTACATTGAGATAACCAAAATTCTTGTTTGCAACAAAATACTCCGTATCTCGTTTCCTCACTTGGATGAATCTCTCGGTTGCAGAAAGGGCAATAAAACTTATGTTCTATCAACTCTCTTAACGCTATAAACATTTTCCTCACCTCCTTTATTGTTTAAATAGCTCATCAGTATGTTATACATAGACGGCGGAGATAATCCGCCGTTTCGCTATTCAATCCCTATAACTCTCTGGAAATAACCACGCTAACATCTCATCATCCATCTTTCCTCCTTGGTTAATTATATCAACTCTTTGATTATATTTCTTAAAGCAGTATCAACGTGTTGGTCATAAGCGTAAGTATAAACTTCTCTAACAATAAAGTTGCTCAACCCTGCAAGATATAATAAATCCCAGCGTAATCTCTTCTCTTTATCTTTGCCAAGATTATTGTCGATATAATACTTCAACTCTTTTTCAACCGTTGTTTTGTTATGCACTAACACTTGAGATATATCCTTTTTCATTTTTTCGTAGTGGTTACTCTTAACCTTCATTAAACCTCCTTTTAGCTTCCGTATAATCCGTAAGAGTTTAAAAGCTGTATTGCTTGCATTGCAATTAAATTATTATTGCAATATACCTCAAGATGATCATCCAGCCTATATAATAGCTGAAATAACGTATTAACTTCTTCCTTCGTTATCCTCTTTACTTCTATGTTCTCTTTCTTCATAAACCTCCTTTGTTTAATCTATGCTGATATTCTTTGATACTTCGTTATTGTAATGAGGGGAGGGGAGAGGTATCGCGCTCCCGCATTACTTCAATGCTTCATTTAATCCTCTATTATATATAATATAATAATATATTTATAGTAAGTTACTTTACTATATATAGTATATATACAATAAGAGTGCAATTTTAAAAAAACGTTTGGTTTAAATATAACTTAAAACTCCTAATAACAGATATAATTGGAGATAATTGGAGTTAGCTCTTAGAATCTTTTCTGTTGCCTTGAAAGTAATAGCTTTTTTGTTGCCTTGAAAGTCTTTTCTGTTGCCTTGAAAGTCTAGCAGTGTATTTTTTTTTGGGATGCTTTTAAAAATTTTTAACTATTACTTTACGCCGAAACATTACTTTTTACTAAGCAACTTGCTTTGTAAACTATATTGTCCGCAACTCTGTCAACGCCGTTGATGCCTTGCAATGCAAGTTTAGCTTTGAAGTTTTTCTGCCAGTTTGGATTATTTACATCAATAGTGATATCGTTAATCCCTTCACGTTTTAAAGTTAAACTATTATCTGTCAACAAAAATTCTTGCTTGCGTTTGTTTAAACTTGCATCATTCTTGTAGTTAACGAAAGCTAAAATCTCCTTAGCGAAAGCTACTTTTTCGCGGATATCAACCATTGATAATTTGAATTCCGCTTTAAGTTTTGCGACGTCTGTTTTAGCTGTTTCAAGTATTGTTTTTGCCTCTTCAAGCTGTTTTTCCTTGTCGCTGTCGCTCAAGCAATCCCGATATTCAGTAGCAATGACTTGTTTCTGCTTCTGCATCTCCGCCTTTAATGCTTTTTGTTTTTCCTTTAGTAGCTTAGCATCCGCCAATAAATCTTGAATTGTTTTTTTAGCCATTTTGGTACCGCCTTATTATTGTTTGTAAAGCATCCCAAAAAAAATACACTAATTGTCAAGGAACTATATTGATACATCATTATCGCATATATATATATCTTGTCAATATATATTTTTTACCGCTGGGATTATATTACTTGACATAACTATATATGTATGCTATAAGATGAAAAGTTAGAAAAAAGATTATAAGAAATCCGCACCTCCTCTCCCCTATATAGCTTAGAACTCTCATTTCAGCACATCTAACATTCTCTCTCAACTAAAAATCGTTCGCACCTTATTGCCTTTTTTCCATTTCCCTACTTTTATATTTAGCTTAGACTTTGATTTCCCATAAAAAAGGTATAGCGAGAATTCCAAGCATTATAAAAAAAACAAAAAAACACTTGACTTAACATCAAATTTGGTATATATTTTGTGTATTGATAAAAGTGTAGACCTATGTGGCGATAAAAGCTAAAAGAAAATATAATGAATAAGATAAAAACAAATGAAAGCAAAAGTTCAGCCCTGAATAATTCAGGGTTTTTTTATTTTGTAAGCAAAAAGGAGGAAGTATGAATATAATTGAACCGTTAAATAAGCGGATAATAGTTGAGCCAGATGCAAAGGAAAGTGTATCGAAAGGTGGGATTTTCATACCGCAGACTGCCAGCCAGAAAGCACCAACGAAAGGTAGGGTCGTTTCAATAGCGAGTGACTGCGCTATAAAGATTCGGCTAAGCAAAGGGGATTTGGTTATTTTCCCGAAGTTCGCCGGCACAGAGATTATCGTGCCACCATTAGATATAGAAGGGAAAGATAAAGTATTACAGATTATAAAGGAAGAGGATATACTTGCCGTTATCAAACCAAGTTAAAAAGGAGAATAATGGACGATAAAAACGGTACATTAGGAAAAAAAAGAGAAGATCTAAGAGAAAGCCAAGTAGCAGCAATAAAATCAGCTGTTTTAGAAACATTGCATAAACTAGAAGATCTAGAGAAGGAAAAGCAAATTATACATGGCGCCATTAAGATATTGAAACACGACCTATTTGATTTGAAGGATGGGCGGTTGGACAGGATAGTCGAGCGTCACGAGATAGATGAGAGATCAAAGGAGTTGAGTGCAGTTTGTATTGAAAGGATTAAGGACCAAAAACCCTCAGCGCCTTGGTTTATCTTGTATGGGTTGAAAGGAAAGGCAGATAAAGGATCTACTGATGTAAATAACTCAATTACTAAAACTCATGCTTCTGGAAGTTATAAGTTATCTGATGGAAGCATCAAATATCTATGACAAATGGTAAAAAAACAGATTAAGATAGACGTCGATGAAGGATCTGATACATTCGGGATGTTCGTGGTGTTGGAAGGAATATTTTATGTTACCCACCACAAATGTGATTTCAAGAATAACGTCCTTATTAGCAAGGATAATAGGGTGAGAATAGCTAAATCGATGCTAAATGGTTTGGAAAAGACACTAGATACAGGGTTAAGAGTAGAACAGCTAACTTATAGCAAAAGGAAATGATAAAATGATTAAATATAATGTTGATTACTATTACAATCTTTTGAAGATTCATACGTGTACAGCAAAGGAAATTAATGACTTGCGGTGGAATTTTGTCGCAAAATATACAATGATTGATAAAATCGCTAGACAATATGCAACAGTTCTTGATTATGGGTGCGGTCCGGGCTGGTTTGCTGCATTTAAGCCTGACTACATTAGGCAGAATAACATTGATACTTTCGATATTATGCCTGTTCCGCAGACAGGGATAAGAAGGATTCAGTATAGCGTTGTAACGCTTTGGGATGTGCTGGAACATATTGCGGATTTTACTGATATTGAGAATGTGATTAATCGGACAAATTTTGTTGCGATGACTATTCCGATTAAACCTGATAGCATAAGGTGGAATTCGTGGAAACACTTTAAGCCGGGCGAGCATCTCCATTATTATACAGTTGATTTACTAAAAGCATTGTTTAGATTGTATGGTTTTTCATTAAAAATTGATGAAATGATTGAATGTCCTCCAAGAAGCGATGTGCATTCATTGATTTTCGAGAAATCTGATTGGGTTACTACAACGACGAGGAATAATGGATAAAGAGAAAGTAGTCTTAGTAAACGATTTATCCCCGGGCGATATTTTAATAATGTCAGTGGCGATCCGGTCATTGTATAAAGCTTACCCTAATAAGTATATGATTGACGTTCGTTCGCCATGCAATGAGATATTCAATAATAATCCTTATATTCAAAAAATACCGATAAGTAATAATGCTAAAGTCAATGAGGCTATCGAGAAATTAAAGAAAAATGACAACCTTCCTCCGATATTGGTGGAAGATACTAAATATATTATATCCCACTACCCTCTTATCCATATTTCTGGCATGTCAGGGCTTCCTTTTGCTGATGGGCATCGAATGTTTTTGGCGCAGAAGCTAGGGATTGAAATACCGCGAACAGGTATGAAGCCAGATATTTTCTTTTCAAACGAGGAATTGGCACTACCTAGGCAGATAAAAGGCAAATATTGGCTGATAAATGCTGGAATCAAGAATGACTACACCTTAAAATACTATCCTTACTATCAAGAAGTGGTAAATCTGCTAAAAGATAAGATTCAAGTCGTTCAAGTTGGACATACAGCTCACAACCACCCACTATTGGACAATGTATTGGATTTAAGGGGGAAAACTAACCTAAGGCAACTGTTTCTACTGTCTAAGTACGCAGAAGGGGCTATATGCCCAGTTTCGTTGCAAATGGTTATAATGGCATCGTTAAGTAAGCCTTGCGTAGTGGTTGCCGGCGCCAGAGAGGGGGTTAGGTGGCAATTAAATCCAGATCATCGCTTCCTATATACTAATGGCGCAATTAAATGTGCAAAGTATGACGGCTGTTGGCGGTCAAAGATAGAAGAATGCACGTTCAAATCTTCTGAAGGTAATCCAATGTGCATGGAATTAATTCGCCCGGAGGACATCGCGCGAGCGGTAGAGTTGTATTACTTAGGTGGAGTGTTGAAGTATGAGAAAGAAAACCCGGTTATTCTTAACCAAAAAGAAGGAGTAAATAAAATGGATAAAGTGACTCTTAACGCTATTGTTCCTGAGAATACTGGTGATAACACTGCAGTTCCAAATATATTAAACGCTGATAATAGCAATTTAAACAAAGATATTATAGATGTTAATAAAATAACCGTTTCTGAATCTTTTCCTGTCGGTATTAATTCTCCACAAGCAACATCTTCGATATTTAATATATTAAGGATATTAAAGAAGTTAAATGATAGCGATACATTTCTCGAGGCGTATCACTGGCATTTGAATAAGCGTAAAGATACATTTATGGATACGTATCATTTTATGCAGTGGGTTGGTGCTAATGTAAGACCTAAACGAATATTAGAGATAGGAACACGCACTGGTATATCAATTTGCCAATTATTATCAGCCTATACTAATTATGATAGTTTAGAAGAAATAATACTTTGTGATTTGTTTAATGATGGATTAGCAACGCCTCAAGGCGTTTTAAATGCTTTGAACTATTTGAATATTCCAACTGATAAAGTTAAATTCATTGTTGGCAGTTCATTAGATGAAATACCTAAATTTATTGGAAAGCAAACTTTCGATTATATTCTTGTTGATGGAAATCATGATAAAGATTATGCAAGAAAAGATTTAATTAATGCAGTTCAATTAATAGAAAAAGGCGGTTACATTGTCTTTGATGATATAACACCTGACGGCTGTTCACTCCAAGATGTATGGGATGAGTTTAAAACAAATAACAATGCCTCTTTTAATTTCATGGAGAATCATGACGGTAAAGGATTAGGCGTAGCTAAAAAAATATGAAAATATTAATTACTGGCGGAGCAGGTCTTGTTGGAAGTCATTGTGCGGAACATTTTGCTAATAAAGGAGATTCTGTTGTTATCCTTGATAATTTAATGCGCTCTAAGTTATTTGGATATGATAAAGAGTCAGTTGAGTTTAATTGGAACTTTTTAGGTTCGTTTGATAATATTGAACGTATAAAAGGCGATGTTAGAAATGTTGAAGATGTAAACAACTCTATGAGTAAAGGTGTTGATGCAGTTATACATACCGCTGGCCAGCCGGGAGTTCCTAGTTCTACAAGAATGCCGATAGAAGATTTTCAGATAAACGCATTCGGCACTCTTAACGTTCTTGAGTGTTTGAGAAAAATAAATCCAAAAGCTACATTTTGTTATTGTTCTACCAATAAAGTTTATGGCGAGAATGTAGACACGATACCATTAGAAGAAGGAAGGACACGATATAATTATTTAGGTACTAAAGGAGTTAAAGAAACTCTGCCTGTTGATTTAACAGGACATACTCCGTATGGTGTCTCTAAATTAGTCGGAGATTTATATGCTCAGGAATATGCACATATTTATGGGATGCGAACTGGTGTATTTAGAATGTCTTGTATTTATGGGATTAGACAGTTTGGCTTTGAGGATCAAGGTTGGGTTGCTTGGTTTATAATTGCTAATTTATTAAAGAAAGAAATAACTATTTTTGGCGATGGTAAGCAAGTTAGAGATCTTCTTTATGTTACTGATTTAGTAGATGCTTTTGATAAATTTATATATAGCGATGTTAAGTCAGATGTTTTCAACATAGGTGGAGGTTCTGAGAATACGGAGTCTTTAAAGGAATTCATAACACACTTAGAATCTCTGACGAATAGATCTACACAATTGAAATATGCTGATTGGCGGCCGTCTGATCAAAAGGTATATATTACAGATATATCTAAGGTTAAAAAAATTCTTAATTGGGAGCCTAAGATTCATACACTTACAGGTATAAAAAAAGTTATAAATTGGATTGATAATAATAAGGAAATATTTATTTAAAATGCAACATCCTAAAGACATTGAATACTTTAAAGAATACCCAGCACCGCTAATGGAATTATTTCATTCAGCACATTTTACTAATATAAATGCGACTGATTCTTTTTTTGGCTGTATGCTTTATTTTTTAATTAGAGCATTCAGATGTCAGAAAGTTTTAGAGATAGGATCCGCAGAAGGTTATTCAGCATGGTATATGGCTAATGGTGTCAGAGATAATGCTATAAGGCATAACTTTAAAGACGTTATGTATTATGGAATAGATATTGTTAAGATAGGTGAAGTAGAAAAAATTTTAACTGACCATAATCTTCCGAATACTATGTTACCAATAGACACAATAACTTTGGGGAAAGAAGTGTTTGAAGATACTAAATTTGATTTAGTATTCCAAGACGGCTGTCATGAAGCAACTCATGTATTTCATGAGTTTAAAACTCTCTGGCCATTATTAAAAGGTAATGGTTTAGGCTATTGGATTATGCACGACACGCGAGGTCCGGCTGAAGAAGGTTATAAAAGGATTTTAGAATATATAAAACAAGAAAATATAGATATTCAACATATTAATTTGGATGAAGGTATTTATGGATTAGGTATGTTTAGAAAAATGGAAGGCTTTGATTATTCTAAGAAACTTTGGAATGACTAATATTAATGAGTAAAATGAAAAATAAAATTATAGGTTACGCATACGTAGTGGGAGATATAATTCATACAGGTCATTTATTACATCTTGAAAACTGTTCAAAATTATGTGATGCGCTTTTTGTAGGAGTATTATCGGAGAAGGCAGTAATGGAAAAGAAGCCTAGCCCAATAATGTCTTTAGCAGAACGCATTTACATTATAAACAGTTTGAAGTTTGTAACTTGTGCTATATGTCAGGATGACTATAGTCCTTTGGGGAATTGTAAGGCAACCAAGCCAGATATCTTATTTGAGTCAACTTCGCATTCAGAATATCCAGCTAATAACTTTATGAAATCGATTGGCGGTCGAGTTATTGTAATGCCTTACTTCAGTGAACAGAGTTCAACAAACATTAAGGAGAAGATAAATGCGGATAATAATAATGGCAATAGTTCTAATAATGGTTAATGGTTGCGCTGGGTTAGGTTTAAATAAAAAATGCACAGTAATACCAGACGAGATATGGATATCAGGAGATTTAGATCCAAATAATAATTACAACGCTGTTGAATATACCGGGGGGATAAAATGGAAATTAAAATAAAAGAAACTGAAACAAGGTCGGTAGTAAAAAGTGCAATTTGGCGTGTTGTAGGAGTGCTCGTACTTGGAGCCGTAACTTATTTTTATACTAGACAATGGGTACAAACATCTTGGATAACTTTTTTACATCATGGAGTGTTCTTTTTTGTATTCTGGGCACATGAGAGATTTTATTTACATACTGATTTTGTTGGTTTAAAGAGAAAAATTTTAAAGATGATTACATATGAGAGCATACTAGGTTTTCTAATCCTAGGTGTAATCACCTTAATAGTCACTGGGGATGTTCAGACTATGAATAAAATAACCATTACTTATATTCTAATCAAACATTTTCTTTATGTATTTAATGAGTTTATCTGGGATAAGATTAATTGGGGTAAAAAATGAAAAAATGGTCTTCGCACGACGCGTTGTATAAAGAAATGACCAGTAAGGAGAAATACGAAGGTCATCCTCAACGAATGAATTTTAAGAGGACTAATGAATATTTACAAGATTTAAGATTAGTCTTTGGAAAAGTAGGAATAAAATTCTTTTTATTCTGCGGAACATTAGTTGGGGCTATCCGCGATCATGATTTCCCTTGGCTAGACGATGATGCTGACGTTGGTGTTCTTTTCGAAGATGCAGATAAGTTTGTTGAAGCTGAGAAAATCTTTAAAGAAATGGGTTACTATACTTGTTTCGGTGAGACAATCGATGGTCGCAGAACATCTGGATACATTGCAAGAAAAGAGCATAGAGAGAAAATAGATTTTTATGTTCTTTTTTCTTTTGGCGGAGAACGTTGTTTTTACAGATTTGTTAAAGACGGATATGATTTGTATATACCATATCCTCAAAAATACTTTGACAATTTGAAAGAAATAGAATTTAAAGGAGAGAAGTATTTTGTGCCTAATCCGCCAGAAGAATTTTTAACATACCTCTGGGGCAATTGGAAAGTTCCGAGAGGCGGTCAATGGGGTCTTATCAGCCATAAAAAGGTTTTAAAAGAAGAATTCAAACATGAGGGGGCACGATGAAATACGCATTTACACTTTCTTGCACTGGTGGATATTTGTTCGGTATGATAAGTGCCATGAACGCTATGGCTCATTTTGGGGTAAGAGCTGATTGGGAAGTTGCTTATGCCAATATACCTTCAGAAATGAGAAATAAAATATCTTGCTCTTTTCCATTTAAAGTTAATTGGACGTTTATACCAGAATTGATCGAGGGAACAAATAAGATAGCTGATAGGCATTGGATCGCAACTTGGTTGATGACAAAGAAAGTTATTAATAATTATGACGCTATATGCCACACTCAAGCAGACCATATGCCTTTAAGCAATATGACAGCTCTTTTCAAAGCGGCTGCTGATGGCTGTCTTGTTTTAACAGAACATTTCAATTATTCTAACACTATAGAAGATTTATACGCAAGAAATTCTCCTGTTGTTGATAGAGGGCAGTGTTCGTTGACAGACCAATTCATTTTTGCAAATCCAACACATAAGAATATCTTTTCCACTGTTGCTGAGACAATGGATCAGAAGTTAGAGGGAGATAGAAACCATCCGGTTATAATTCTCAACAATGTTGTAAAGGCAGCTGTTCCTTTTGAAGAAGTGATTACTCTTGAGCGTCATATATGGGCGTTCCAAAAGAATCTTAATAATATACCTTTACGTAGAAGCGGAAATAATATCTTAACGAATAATGACGTTAGGCTTCGAGGGATCCACAACCGTTGGTGGCAGAAAGGAAGGGCTAATAGTGAGCTAAGGAATAATCCTGGAAAAGACATGTCAATCACAATAGCTAACTGGAATTTAATTCGTGACTATATGGCTGAGTTCAATGCAATGCGTCCAGAAATAGCAGTGGAGGATTATGAAAGAACTGTTTGGTAAAATAGAAACTCCTAGGTGGGAGGTTGTTGAGACTTTAATTAATAAATATGATCTTAGGAAAATAGCTGAGATAGGTATTTTCCATGCAGACATGGCATGCAAGGTGTTGCATGGTGCTAGGGTTACAACAATTAAACAATTTTAATATGTGGGAAATAAAAAGAAATCTAAAATTTGAGAAACTAACTGAAGGCTATAAATTATTCCCAATTCAGAATTTAATGCGTTGGGATTTGCTGACGTTATTGATACGACAATATAATTTAAAGCAAATAGCTGAAGTAGGAGTTTATCGAGGCGATACTGCAAAAAGAATATTGAGAGAACATCATTCTTTCTTTGATAAAGGAAACATGGGTAGCCCTTTACAATTTAAGCATTACTACATGATAGATCATTCACCTTCGAAACAATGCTTAGAACTTGCAAAAGAATATTCTGATATAAGCACTTTTCTTTGTGCTAAATCAATAAATGCCGTTAAAGATTTTCAAGATAATTCCCTGGACCTTGTTTTTGTTGATGCTTGTCATTGGTATAAAGATGCAAAAGAAGATATGGTGGCATGGCTTTCTAAAGTAAAAAAAGGTGGTTGGTTTGTTGGACATGATTTTTATTTAGATGGTGTTGATAAGTGGCATGAGGATGTTAGGAAAGCCGCTGACGAAGTATTAGGTTATCGTGATTATTATATTTTCCCTGACGTTGAGCCATGTGGTAGAGGTTGCATGTTTATGAAACGCATAATGTAAAAGGAGATAACAAATGGAAGAAGTAAATACAAACCCTGGAAAAGTTTTCTCAGTAGAATGTAACGAGCCTAGAAGTAAGTATGCGTATGTAGTTTGTGCAGATATACGATACCTTCCAGAAGTTGTTGCCGAATTGAATTCTTTAGATTATGTTGGCAATACTCAAGACGTTCATTTCTATGGTTCTAAAATTCCAATGATAGTTAAAGACCAATTCAAATTACTTAATTATAGAATTATTTTTCATGACATTAGTGAGGAAGAAATAAAAGAATCTCATGGTCTTAGTGAAGTTGTTTGTCGTAAGCGATATTGGTTTGCAAATAAGATAGGTAAACTTTATGATGCAATATGTGTTTTAGATGCTGATATGATATTCTGCCGAAACCCAATACATTACTTTACAATGGCAGCAAAGACTGGATTGGTATTATGTGCCGGTAAAGAGCAGAATAAAGTTTACGATGATCCGCACCATCAATTCAAAGGAGAATGGTTAATGCCGAAGGGTTATTATAATCCTGTTGATTTATGTAATTGTCCGCTGTTCGTTGATATGAAGATATGGGGTGAATGCTTAGCTAAAAGTTTTTCTATATTTATGGACGGTTTTGATGAAATGAAAGGCACTAATTTCAAAGCTCCAGATATGGACGCAATGAATTTATGTTTGTTAGAAGCTGGCTCAGCAGATAAGACAGTTGTCTTGGCAGGGATTCAATGGTTATCGACCAACGAGCAATTACTCAAGCCATATATTCGTGCCGTTAAAGATAGAGGATTAATAAAGACTGAGTGTGGAATCCCAATTTACTCTTATCATGGCCAATATTACCATAAAAAGTGGCGTAATTGCCAGATAGAGAATCGGCATGGCTGTGCTGCTAGATACTTAAAAGCTAATAAACATAAAGAAACTCAGGAACATATGGATAGTCAAGCTCAAGGTTCGATGAATTTACTTTATGAGAATTTCAAGAAAATGTTGAATTTTAGGATAAAGATACCTATAATAAACTATAGGCATCCCGAAAAGCCTTATGAGGAGTAATAATGCTGAGACTTAAAAGAATATGGGCAAGTGAAAAAAGATTAGTTAAATCTACCAAGTTTATTTCTTTTTCTATTTTTCCAATGAGTTTGACCAACGTTATGATTATGACCATGAATTTTTTGCGTAGTCAATTCAAGATTTATAATTCTATTATCATTAAGAATACCATTGATATGATGAATTATTTCTTCAGGTTTAAGATATCTACCAAGTTTCTTTTCCATTACCAATCGATGTTCCATTACATAACCATGGCTGTCTCTAAATGGATGATCTTTAGAAAGGATTTGTACATACCCATTTCTTTTTCTTCGTCCTCCTTTCCATCTATAATGATTTTTACCATTAGGAACATTTTTAATAAACAATTTAATAGAGCATTTTCTAGAACAAACAAAATCTTTTTTATTTTTGATTTGACAAGGGAATCTTTCAATTCTTTTACCACAAATAGAACATTTTTTAATAACCATAGTCCTATTGTAGCAATAGGACAGCGAGGAGTCAAGTAATATGTTGAGGATAAAACAAATCTGGAAAGGCAATAAAAAATTAGTAGATTACATTAAAGAACATAATCCAAAAAAGATCGGATTATGTTTTGGGCACGGATTAGGCGATACAGTTATGTTCATGTCTCCTTTCGAATCTTTATGTCAAAAATATCCAGAAATTAAGTTTACTTTAATAATGCAGAAAGGTTTAGGCTTTGAAGAAATAGAGAAAGATATACTTAGTAATAATATTGATGTTGTGTTTACTAATGACTTGTCATACAACGAAGTGGTACTTGGATATGACATTATTGCAGATATTGATTTTCCAATGAGTGAGGGGCAGATAAAATTGACTAAGGGTGAATATTGTTGTGTTCATGAATTAGGTATTGATCCTGTGAATGGTCATAAAAAGATAACTTGCGGAAAAAATAGACTAATAGGAATACATTATTTTATAACTTGCTTACCTGATGCGTGCAATCCAGACGAAGAAACTGCTAAACGAATATGGGATGATGTTTTAGGTGCTGGTTTTATTCCGATAGAAATGCATTTCCAACATGTCTTTCACAATCCTGTAAATAAGAAGTTTGATTTTGTTGATAGCAATGTAAGAAAAGTAAAGCCTCAAGTAAGCACACTAGTAGGATTGATCGAACAGTGTGCTGGAGTTATTTGTGTAGTTAGCGGTAATCTTCATACAGCGATTTCTGTGCTTCCTCCGGAAAGGATATTCTTTTTAGAAAAACATTTTAAATTAGAATCATTCACAAAATTAGAAATTGCTAGGGCATCAATTATGCCTAATGAATATAAGAACGAAGTCAGAGATTGGCTTGTAAGTTTAGATAAATAAGAATAAAGTACCAAACTTTAATTTGGCAGAGATATATGAATAATGTATCTCTGCTTTTTTTTGGTCTTAAATAAGGAGGTTAAAATGGCTATAGAACAACCAGTTGCAAGTGATCCTTTAAATGTACCAAGTCATTCATTACAGCATAGAATAATAGCAGCTGACGCATCTGCTCCAGTTCAGAGTATAGCCGTTGATGCAAGTGGCGTTCTTGTTGGAGGCACACCTTTGTTTAGCACTATTAACCCCACTAACTTATTATCTAACGGAAACTTTGAAGCTTGGACAGCAGGAACAGCAGTTGCTCCTGATGGGTGGGCATTAGCAGGTGTTAGTGCAAGTGTAGCAAGAGAAGGAACAATAATTAAAGTAGGAACATATTCTGCTAAAGTTACGAGAGCAGGGGCAAATGCTTATATACATACAACCTTTCACGAAGCTAAAGGTGCTGATTATTATAAAAGTAGAACTGTTACTTTTGGTGTTTGGGTCTACGCCACCGTAGCTGATAGAGCTAAATTAGGTATAGGAGATGGTCTAACTAATAGTTGGTCATCTTTTCACACAGGGGGTTCTACTTGGGAATGGCTTACAGTTACAAAAACATTTGCTGCTGGAGCAACTGAAGGAAGAATGTTGTGTTTTATAGATACTGGCGATACTTCAGGATACTTCGACGGTGTTATGCTTGTAGAAGGTTCATCTGCTTTTGCGTTCTCTCCTAAACCAGCAGAAGAAGGAGTGTGGGCTGATTATTTTGCTACTTCAACTATTAATGGTTGGGCAGCAACCCCAACAGGAAACATTTATACTAAGAAGATAGGTAAGACGGTATTTGTTGCTTATACTATTACTGGAACAAGTAACTCTGCTGTAACTAACTTTACTGTACCATACGCAATAATTGGTTTTAACCAGATACTTTTAAATCGTTCTATTGATAATGGGGGAACTGCTGTTACGGGTTATGTCGCAGTAGATACAGGAGCGTCATTAATAGGTTTTGCAAAAAATTTGGCAGGAAATGCGTGGACAACATCTGGAACAAAAACAATAAACGGTCAATTTTTTTATGAAACAGAATAAAGGAGATAAATGAAAAAACTAATCATAACAACACTATTCTTACTAACAATATCACTTAACTCCTATGCTACAGACTTATCTTCCTTATATGGAAGCCCAGGAGCTACAGTAGAATTAGACAATCTTGGAACAGTAGCAATAAACACTGACCTTATATCAGATACAGACTCTACAGACGATTTAGGAAGTGCAGCTAAAGAATGGAAAGACCTCTACATAGACGGTACTGCTAATATAGATTCATTAGTTGCAGATACAGCAGATATAAACGCAGGAACATTTGACGGAGTAGTAGGTGGAACGACACCTGCTGCTGGAAGTTTTACAACTTTAGGTGCTACTGGTGGTGCAATTTTCAATGAAGATAGTACTGATGTAGATTTCAGAGTTGAGAGTGATACTAATGCAAATGCTTTATTTGTTCAAGGAAGTGATGGCAGAGTTGGGATAGGTACAGCAACTCCGTCTTTTATATTAGAAATGAAAGGAGATTCAGCTATCTCTTGGCCTGCAACATCAGGAACAACACAAACTGGTGGAATAGCAAGATTAGAAGGTGCTGATGTAGCTATGATAGATTTTGGTTCAAATGGAGGAAATGGACTTTGGATTCAATCTGGAAGGTCTGATAATCTAGCTTCACAGTTCTCATTAACTCTGAATAAGAATGGTGGTGATATTGGAATAGGTTTAGCCCCAACAGCAAGAAATAACACATCCCTACAAATATTGGATGGTATAGGTTTCCCTGCAACTCAAGTAGCCTCATCAGATGCAAATACTTTAGATGATTATGAGGAAGGAACTTGGACTCCTACATTAGCATTAGTGACGCCAGGAAATAGCTCACATTCTATCCAATTAGGTAGATACCAAAAAATAGGTAATAGAGTTTTTTTCCATGGCAATATAGGATTTGTAAAAGGAACTGGAACAGGGGTTCTTTCTCTTTCTGGGTTGCCATTTACGTCTGAAAATTTATCAAATCTATATTCAGCCGTTGCAACAGCTATTTTTGCAATAGGAAATACAGATGAAACATTCTGTGCTGTAAAGTCCCCAAACTCAACATCTATTCTTTTCACTATGCAACCAGAGAGTACGGCTGGTCATGGTGATGTAACAGATACTGATTTGGGAGCAACTATATATCTAAGAGTTTCAGGACAATATAATATATAAAAGGAGAAATATGAAAATACTATCAATCACAATCGGATTACTTTTAATCAAAGGAGAAAATAAATGTTAGAAAAACAAATAAAACTAAAACATGGAATATCAGAATTAGGGAATTTACAAGTCTATCCAATAATAGAAATACTTGAAGAAGATAAAGTAATAAGTTCCACACGAGGTCAAGCATATACATCTAAGAGCATTAAGAACATGGAAGGCTTTGACCAAAAAAGTAAAGATATAGTTTCAGTAATCACTCCCAAAGAAGTTAAAGATGCATTCCTTTTAGAAAATAAAATAAGAACAAACAATGGAATTGAGAAAATAATTACTCACGATCGCATAGTAGAAGAGTCTGGTTGTATAGCCGTTCGTAGAATAACTAGAATTTTTGATAATGGAAAAGAAATTGATAAGAAGTATCATCGCAGTTGGATAAACCCAGGGGATAATCCAGACAATAATGACATAATTTCAAAAGCATTAGCAATGGGATTACATACACCAAAAGTAATTGCGGATTATAACGAGAAGAACGCAAAAAGAGAAATCAGCAATAAATAACCGTCAGTATGGGAATGGGGTGTGCAATTTTTAAATATAGAGAGTAAATAATGGCAATAATATACGACCAGAGTAGTAATGCTTATGATGACAGCAACCTAAGCTATGACGGAACGTTAGGAAGTTCTAGTTCATCTAGTTCTTCTAGTTCCTCAAGCAGTTCTAGTAGTTCATTAAGCTCAAGCAGTTCTAGTTCCTCAAGTAGCTCTTTAAGTTCTATCAGTTCAAGTTCATCAAGTTCCTCTAGCAGTTCATTCAGCTCAAGCAGTTCTAGTTCATCAAGTAGCTCAAGCAGTTCATTAAGTTCAAGTAGCTCTAGTTCTTCTAGTTCCTCAAGCAGTTCATATAGCTCAAGTAGTTCCAGTTCATCAAGTAGCTCATTCAGCTCAAGTAGCTCTAGTTCTTCAAGTAGCTCAAGTAGTTCTTTCAGCTCAAGTAGTTCAAGCTCATCAAGTAGCTCAAGTAGTTCATTAAGTTCTAGTAGCTCTAGTTCTTCTAGTTCCTCAAGTAGCTCATTTAGCTCAAGTAGCTCAAGCAGTTCATCAAGTTCTTCTTTTAGCTCTAGCTCATCAAGTTCATCAAGTAGCTCAAGTAGTTCTTTCAGCTCAAGTAGCTCAAGTAGTTCTTCAAGTAGTTCCTTTAGTTCAAGTTCTTCTAGTTCTTCTAGTAGCTCTAGCAGTTCATTCAGCTCAAGTAGTTCAAGCTCATCAAGTAGCTCAAGCAGTTCATTAAGTTCAAGTAGCTCTAGTAGCTCATCAAGCAGTTCATTCAGTTCAAGTAGCTCTAGCTCATCAAGCAGTTCTAGTAGCTCAAGCAGCTCAAGTAGTTCCTTTAGCTCAAGTAGCTCTAGCTCATCAAGTAGTTCTAGTTCATCAAGCTCATCAAGCAGTTCATTCAGTTCAAGTTCTTCAAGTAGCTCATTCAGCTCAAGCAGTTCTTCCAGTTCATCAAGTAGTTCTTTCAGTTCTTCTAGTTCATCAAGTAGCTCAAGTAGTTCTTTAAGTTCTAGCAGTTCAAGCTCATCAAGTTCCTCAAGTAGTTCCTTTAGCTCTAGTAGCTCAAGCTCATCAAGCTCATCAAGTAGTTCTTTCAGCTCAAGCAGTTCTAGTTCATCTAGCAGTTCTAGTAGCTCAAGTAGTTCATATAGCTCAAGCTCATCAAGTAGCTCAAGCAGTTCTAGCAGTTCTAGCTCATCAAGCAGTTCTTTTAGTTCCTCAAGTAGCTCAAGCAGTTCATCAAGCAGTTCATTCAGTTCAAGTAGCTCAAGCAGTTCATCTAGCAGTTCTTTTAGTTCAAGTTCTTCTAGTTCCTCAAGTAGCTCAAGCAGTTCATCAAGCAGTTCAAGTAGTTCTTTCAGCTCAAGCAGTTCTAGTTCATCTAGCAGTTCTAGTAGCTCAAGTAGTTCATCTAGCAGTTCTAGTAGCTCAAGTAGTTCTAGTTCATCAAGTAGCTCAAGTAGCTCATATAGTTCTAGTAGTTCAAGTAGCTCAAGTAGCTCATTTAGTTCAAGTAGCTCAAGTAGTTCTAGTTCATCAAGTAGCTCATTTAGTTCAAGCAGTTCAAGCAGTTCTAGTTCTTCTAGTAGCTCATTCAGTTCAAGCAGTTCTAGTTCTTCTAGTAGCTCAAGTAGTTCTTTAAGTTCTAGCAGTTCAAGCTCATCGAGTAGTTCATTTAGCTCAAGTTCTTCCAGTTCATCAAGTAGTTCTAGTAGTTCAAATAGTTCTTTTAGTTCCTCAAGTAGCTCAAGTAGTTCCTTTAGCTCAAGTAGTTCTAGCTCATCAAGCAGTTCAAGCTCGTCTAGTTCATCAAGCAGTTCTTTCAGCTCAAGTAGTTCCAGTTCATCAAGTTCCTCTAGCAGTTCTTTCAGCTCTAGTAGCTCAAGCTCATCAAGTTCCTCTAGCAGTTCTTTCAGCTCAAGTAGTTCCAGTTCATCAAGTAGCTCTAGCAGTTCTTTCAGCTCAAGTAGTTCCAGTTCATCAAGTAGCTCAAGCAGTTCTTTTAGCTCAAGTAGTTCCAGTTCATCAAGTAGCTCAAGTAGTTCTTTCAGCTCGAGCAGTTCATCAAGTAGCTCAAGTAGTTCTTTCAGCTCAAGTAGCTCAAGTAGTTCATCAAGTAGTTCATTTAGTTCAAGTAGCTCAAGTAGTTCATCAAGTAGTTCATTTAGTTCAAGTAGCTCAAGTAGTAGCTCTAGTAGCTCAAGCTCATCAAGTTCCTCTAGCAGTTCTTTCAGCTCAAGTAGTTCCAGTTCATCAAGTAGCTCTAGCAGTTCTTTCAGTTCAAGTAGTTCCAGTTCATCAAGTAGCTCTAGCAGTTCATTCAGCTCAAGTAGTTCTAGTTCATCAAGTAGCTCAAGCAGTTCTTTCAGCTCTAGTTCATCAAGCTCATCAAGCTCATCAAGTAGTTCTTTCAGCTCAAGTTCTTCTTCTTCGAGTTCATCAAGTAGCTCAAGCTCATCAAGCTCGTCTAGTAGTTCCTTTAGTTCAAGTTCATCAAGTAGCTCTAGTAGCTCAAGCTCATCAAGCTCATCAAGTAGTTCCAGTTCATCTAGTAGTTCTTTCAGTTCAAGTAGCTCAAGTAGTTCCAGTTCATCTAGCAGTTCATTCAGTTCAAGTAGCTCAAGCTCATCAAGTAGCTCTAGCTCATCTAGCAGTTCAAGCAGTTCAAGTAGTTCTAGTTCATCAAGCAGTTCATTCAGTTCAAGTAGCTCTAGCTCATCAAGTAGCTCTAGCTCATCTAGCAGTTCAAGCAGTTCAAGCTCATCAAGTAGTTCAAGTTCTTTTAGTTCTTCAAGTAGTTCAAGCAGTTCAAGTTCATTATCAAGCTCAAGTTCTTCTAGTTCATCAAGCTCGGCTTCATCATTACCATATCAAGTTGATTTTGTTAATAAAACATATGATTATGAATTTAAAGATGATACAAGCAATTATAAATTTGATAATAAAACATATAATTATAAATTTGATGAACAATAACAAGGAGATATAGTATGCCAAACAGAAAAAACTTATATTACGTTGCGGATGATGTAACATTCCGCGGATCATTCGAGATTGTTGGTGAAGCGCAAACACCGGACACTAATAGCGCCAAAGTTCAAATATGGAAGGTTGGTTCTACTACTGCAGTGTTAGCTGAAACAACAGCTACGATTGCCGGCACACAAATAAGATATAAATACACTCCATTGATAGTAGGATCATTTGCGTTATTTTTTTACGCAACATTTAATTCAGGGGCAGATAAACGTACAGGAACAATAGAATTTTTAGTAAAAAAGAAAGAGGCGCATTAATATGGTAAATCCAAAATCATTAGAAAATTTAAGATTCAATAAGGATAAGAAAGAAGGATATGGATATAGGTATTCTTTACCTCAAGAAAAGATTGATGAGTTGTTTAGCCATTTAGCTGAAGGTATTTCATTAAAACAAGCAGCTAAGAATACAAAGATATGTTTTGAAACTGCAAGGAAATACTTTAATAAAGGAGATAGCAAACGCGGAATAAAACCACTTCAATGGCGACTTACTATGTTTCAGGATAGAATATCAGAGAAATTTAATGTTTTGCTTGAGGAACGTAGGACAAAGATGCTGTACATTATTAGGGAAACATTAGATAATATAGAAGATAGAATAAAAGATAAAGAATGTAAATGTTGTAAAGGAGAAGGAACACAATTAAATGGTAAAACTGGTCAGAAGGATTTATGCCAAGCATGTAACGGTGAAGGAAAAATCACTAGCAAACTAATGGATAAAACAACAATGAAAGATTTTGAACGATTAGCTAGGTTAGAAGTATTTCTTTCTGGTGGAGTAACTCAAAAAACAGAAGAAAGAAAGATCTTAACTGCAGAGGAGATAATGCAAGATGCAAGTGATGATACATAATACAGAAAGAATTGATTGGAAAAAAGAAATTGCTACACGATCTCCAAAGGATGCAAAAAAGTGGCAGTTTAGTGAGTATAGGCGTTGTGTAGAAGATAAGGTTTATTGGTTTAATAATTATGTATGGACGATAGATACTCGTAAAACGCCATCGATTCTCCCATTTACTTTACGTGATTATCAAATTAAATTAATCAATCAGTTAGATAAGTATGAAGATGTATTTATTGATAAATGCAGAGATATGGGTATTTCTTGGTCAGTTATGGGGTGGGAATTACATCAAGTTTGTTACACTAAAGGATTTACCGCATTAAATATTTCTAGAAAAGAATCAGAAGTGCAAGATAACGGTAATACTTTTCATTCTTTGCATGGTAGGTTGGCATTTATGTATCAACGGCTTCCTCCGTTCATTAAACCAAAGGTACATAATCCTTTTTTAGTTTTTTCAGTTCCTTTAATGAATTCTGTTATAAAGGGTGAATCAGCTAATCCTAAAGCCGGAAGGGATACGCAATATAAATTTATATTAGTTGATGAAGCAGCTTTTGTTGATTGCTTAGATGAAATGTATAAAGGATTAAGGAATGCTACAAATACGTTATGCTTAAATTCTACACCTCCGAAAGAAAGTGTGAATAATAAATTTGCGGAAGTAAAAGATATGAAAAACTCTGGATTTGTTAAACTTGGTTTTGACTGGAATTTAAACCCAGACCATACACAAGGTTGGTATGATAAAAAAACTGCTTCTATGAGTGAACAGGAAATAGCACAAGAAATATTACGTCAGTACGATAAGGCTTTAACAAATCGTTCTTATCCAGAGTATGATAAGAAATTACATTTATTAAGTCATAAAGTATATCTTAATCCAAAATCAAAATTATATTGCTTTATGGATTTTGGTCTTGACGGTGAGCCATTTGTATTTGCACAAAAAGATTTTGAAGATAGATTATTTATAATCTATTATAAAATATATAGAGATAAGTTAACTACCGAATTATATCAAGAATTTAAAAAGTGTTTAGATGCTATTAGATATTCAGGAGAGATTAAGGATATAATATTTATAGGTGATAAGTCAGGAAACAAAAGAAATAGAGTTACCAAGACAAGTGTAATCAGCGATTGGAAAACAGTATCTAATAATCAAATATTAATTAAATCTAGAGAACTTTCTAATTATGAAAAGATGAAGTGTGTAAGAACTTGCCTTAAAAGATATATTAATGGACGACCACAATTTAATATATCAAATGAACCGACTTGCTTAAACTTTGCACAATGTATCAATGGGGTTACGCTTAATAAATCTAGGGAAGATCATATAGATAATAAATTTACTCATGCTGTTAATGCTGTTGAGTATGGAATAAATTATTTATTTCCTGTAACAAAAGCATCAGGCGTAGTTGTTAGTTTAGACCCCGGGGATGATATTAGAGATAATGAAGGGAATTTTGTTAGAAGAATTGGAAGAAATATGTTTAAAGGAACTTCTGTTTCCAGCGTTATTGGTGATAGAAGAATAGCAAGAAGGAGCCATATATTATGAAAAGAAAGAAAGATCAACCAGAACAAGATTCAAGTAATGTTATATTGAATTTTAAAGAACGTAAAAAAAGGTCAATAGAGTTACAGAGAAGAATAGCTGAATCATACCCAATGGTAGGGGGTACTGGTGAAGATGCTCAATGGCGTTCTTTGACATCTAATTCACTCAGGGATTTGAGCCTCCTTACACAGAATAGAATGCAGGATATTGCGTTCTATTTATATGATAGCAATCCTATGGCAGGCAGGATTATCGAGATTATAGAAGATTTTGTTATTGGTGACGGATTTACTTATTCAGTCAAAGATCCTAATGTAAAAGAAGTTATCGATAATTTTTGGAACGATCCGGATAATAACCTTGATGAAGAAATGAATGTTAATGTTGTTGAACTATATTTGTTTGGTGAGTTATGTTTACCGACTTGGGTTAATTCAGCTAACGGTGCAGTTAAGCTAGGGTATATAGATCCAAAGACAATTTTAAAAATTAGAAAAGATAGAAATAATCCAAAGATACAAAAATCATTAATATGGAAAAGATTAAGTGGTTCTTCTAAAGAACAAGAAATGAGTATAATAAATGTTGATAGAAATCTTAGGTCAAAAACATATGGGAAGTTAGTTGGAGATTGTTTTTACTTTACAATAAATAAAGTAAGTTCAGCAACGCGCGGTAGAAGTGTGTTATTAAGATTAGCTGATTGGCTAGATGGATATGATCAATTTCTTTTTACAAGGTTAGAAAGAGCATTCTTGTTGAATTCGTTTATTTGGGATGTTGCTTGTGAAGGAATGAATGAATCAGAGCTTCAAGAATTTGTAAAAAAATTAGCGCCGCCTAGACCTGGCTCTATAAGAGCTCATAATGAAAAAATCACCTGGAAGTCAGAAACACCTAAATTAGAATCAGCTGATGCATCAGGTGAAGCAGCCTTATTTAAGAACCAGATTTTAGGTGGTGCTGGATTCCCGGGGCATTGGTTTGCTGAAGGTGATAAAACTACACGTGCAACAGCTATGGAAATGTCGCTTCCTACTCTTAAAAATTTAAAGACTAAACAGAAAAAAATAAAGTTTCTAATTAAGCGGATGTTTGATTTTGTCATTGACCAAGCAATAATAGCTGGTGTATTAAAAGAGGGTGTTGATAAGACTTTTAAAGTTATTCCTTCTCCAATAGTTTCTAGAGATAGCAGCAAAGGAACTGCTGAAGCTATGTCAGGATTAATATCTGGATTGGTTCAAGCATCTGATAAAAAATGGGTTAGTGATAAGAAGGCTAAAACTATTATTAATGCAGTAATATCACAATTAGGTGTAGATGTAGATAGTGAGGCTGATGATAATGTAGATAGTGATGCTGATGATAATAAGAAAGAAGAAGAAAAAGGAGTAGCGACAAATGAAGAATAAAGGGTTTTTGATTGCTTTGTTAGAAGATTTCTCTTTAGATAAAATAGACATCGTTTCTAAAAACGATAACTTTATGGAAGGTGTAAAGCCTGCGTTTGGTTCTCCCGGTGGTAAATTTTTTGTTGCCGGGAAACTAATAAGATTGTTTCCAGAACATAAAAGATACGTTGAATCATTTATTGGTGGTGGATCTATATTGTTCAGAAAAAAGAGAAGTGAAGAAGAATTTATAAACGATAGAGATAGTGATATTGCTTCTTGTTTTAAGTTTATGAAAGACATAACAGAACAACAAGTTGAATCATTAAATAAGCTTGATTGGAAAACATCTAAAGATACATTTAATAAATTGCTTCCTGAGTGGAAAGAAAGTAGTCAGCATAACGACCCTGTTTATCAGTTCTATCGTTATGTTTATATCAAAGGAGCTTCAGATGCAGGTCAGATGAGTTCCTTTGATAATAGATCTGAAGGTGATGTTATGAAAGTAACTACACGAATGCTAAAGATAAAAGAACGTCTGCAAGACGTAACAATAGAAAATATGGATTACAGAGATTTTATTAAAAAATATGCGAACAAAGAATCTTTTACTTTTATGGATCCTCCTTATCCGTCAGCTAAGATGGATTGGAAGTGGTGTCCGACACAAAATGAATTTGAATCATTTACAAAAACTGTTCCGGGTAAGTGGATGGTTACGTATGAAGTTTGTGACGGTTGGAAAGAATCAAAGTATGATAGAAAGATACTTTCTCAATATAATATTGCTGCACCATCAGCAGGTCATATGGCTAGGAAATCAGAATTAATGGTTTCTAATTATCCAATAAAAGAGAACTCAACTTATTTAGAATCTGAAATAGATGATGATATAAAGGAATCAATAGTTGACTTTGTTGATAACCTAAGGTTATCGGAAGTACGTGGATTAGGATTAGGCGTTGGTGGTCCTAGACAAGGTGATGCTGGAACAGATGTTTGTGTTTGCCCTAAGTGTAAAGAAGAAATTAAACATAACAGAGGAACTCCTTGTAATGAAAGTAAATGTCCTAAGTGCGGAACACCAATGATAGGAAAAGTTGATAACAAAGAATCTTTAGTTGATGATTTAAAAGATATACTAAAGTTATATGCGGCTAAAAGAAGAGGTGATGATGTTGATAAAACATTCGAGCAGTTAAAGAGTTCATTTCGTGGTTGTGTATCTGACATCATAGAATCTGGTATTACTGATTTCCATCCAGAAAAGCTTTCTCCGTTTGCTTTAGAGTTGTTTGATAAATACACAGAGTATAAATATACTGTTGTGCAACCTGATAAATCTGAACAATCATTTAAAACATTAAAAGAATTAAAAGACAGCAATGTTGATTATCGCGGATATAAGTTTAATATAAAAATGAAAGAAGCAGAAAAGAAGATAGGTAACTTTACTTTTTATAATCAATGGTGGAGAAACAAAAATGATAAGATAGATAATTTTACTGTTTCTACTGATTTAGGAATAGATATTCATTTGTCTGAAAATAAAAGTTTGATCGAAGATGAATTCAAAGAATCAACTTTTTATATAAAACCTTCAGAATACTCTGTTAGGAAACTTTCAGAGGGAATATCATTTATGTTACCTCATAGTGATTTTAATATTACTGATATGCTTTCTTGGATTAAAGTAATAGATAGAGGAAATATATCTATTCTTGAAAGCACAGAGTTAGAGAAAATAATAGAGTTTTCTGGTAAAAAAATTAAAGGTATTTTTACAGCTAAGAGAGAAAATGAGAACTCAGACTTTTGGGTTTTGAAAAAATAAATCATTTTTTCCTTGACATTTATAAAAAATAAGACTATATTTTAAGTGTATAGGTTTTTAACAGTTTATTCACAGGAGGTAAAATGCCTTATCCAACTGAACACACCTGTCGGGTCGCAGAACCATTACCACAGAACTCTGGTATTTTTGCTCGTAAATCAATTGCTTCTGGTATAAGCATAGTAATGCAAAAATCTAAAGGAGATTCTAACTCTCCTATGAAGGTTCAATCTTATCGATTGGAAAACACCAATTCACTCATACTGAAGCTAAAGAATGGTTAAAAAAACATAGTATAGAATATACTGCGTTTGAACCTGCTAGTAGCCCGGATAAGAAAGAAACAAGAGCTGACATTATCAATAGGATAACTAAAGAGTTATCAGGTGTGATAATTTAATGAAATATAATCATTTACATATTGCTTCATTCTTAGAAAGTAGTTCTTCTGGCGATAAGTGGAAAGTAATGGTGATCGAAGAAGGACTGTCGAAAAACGGCAAATACTATACAAAGGAAGCCCTCCAAAAATCTATTCCTTTATTTGAAAAATCAAAAGTTTGTTTTTATGAGTGGAAAGACAAGCATTTTGACCACATACCTTTATCCGTTGAAAAGATGTGTCCGGAAGGATTTCCTCTACAAACAGCCGGCTACCTTGATAATGTGAAGTTTGAAACAGTTAAGGTTGAAGGTAGAGAAGTCGCTGGTTTAACTGCATCTTTACACTTATTAGAAAAAAACTCAAGAGTTAAAGATTTGAAGCAAATGCTTACAAATGCTTGGAAAAAAGGATTAAAAAACCTACTTGGACTTTCCATAAATGCTGAGGGGCCGTCAAGCGTGCGTATGATGAATGGGCAACCGATAACAGTTGTCAATGGAATAAGTAAGGTTTTCAGTACCGATTTCGTGACTCAGCCTGCGGCGGGCGGCGGGTTACTAAAAATAATTGAAAGTTTCAATACAAAAGGAGGTATGGAACAGATGTTTAAGAAGATTATCGAATCGTTGAAAAGGTTTAATTCGAAGATATTAGAAAGCGTAGATATCGCTAATATCACAGAAGAAGAAGTAGTAAGTATTTTTGAATCATTAGCTAAAGAAGCTAAAGAGAAAAATTCAGACAAGGCTGATAACCTTGAAGAGATTGTCGGTAAAATGAAAGACAAGAAATATGAGGAAGCAGAAGCTTTACTTAATGCTATAACAAATGAACAAAAAATGTCAGATAATGATTTGCTTAATGCTGATGATAAAACATTAAGCCCCGGAGATTTAAAGAAAAAGAAAGCTTTGCTAAAAGTGGAACAAGATGCTGCTGCAAAAGAAGCAAAGAAACAAGAAGATTTAGAGAATAAAAATAAAGATTTAGAATCTAAATTAGATGCTATAAATAGCAAACTAGCTATTAGAGAATGCAAAGAGCTATTAGAAGTTGCTTTATCTGAAAGCAACTTGCCAGAAGTAATCAAACATAAAATTCGTAATTCCTTTAAAAACAAGGTGTTTAAAGAATCAGAGATAAAAGAATCTGTTAAAGCAGAGCGTGATACATTGGCAAAATTAGTTGAAAGCAAAGCAGTTATTGATTTTGGTGGTGATTTTGACGGCTCTTTTGTGAAAAGAGATCCTATCACCCGCGTTCAAGCATCTATGGATTTAATGTTAGGTTACAAACCTAGTGACGTAGATAAAGATAAGTACAAAGATATTGATGGTTTTAGATCATTAAAAGAAGCTTATGTTGCTTTTACTGATGATGCAGAAGTATCCGGAAGATTAGGACCTCGTGCATTGTCTAGATTAAGCGAATCAGTTGTTGATGATAACACTACATTTTCCTACGCTTTAGGTTATTCTATGCAAAGAAGAATGCTTCCTGAATATAGAGCAATACCTGAACTATGGAAAAAGATAGCAGTGTCAACACCTATCAAAGATTTTAAATTACAGGAAAGAATTCAATGGGGTGGTTTTGGAGTGCTTCCTACAGTGCAAGCAGCTAGAACAGTTGCCGGAACACCAATAGATAGTGCAACTCCTACATACCCTGAATTAGGGTTCCCTGGCGATACCGAGGCAACATACGCTGTGATGACTAAAGGTGGAGTAATCACAGTAACAAGAAGATCAATCATTGATGATGATTTGAAAGTATTGACAGGAATTCCTAAAAGAGTTGGGAAAGCAGCTGGATATACTTTGAATCAATTTGCGTTTGATTTAATGTTAGGGTATGGAGCTTCTGGAATCAATACTGCTACTATTTATGATAGTGCAGTTCTTTACATTGCATCTCATAAGAATTATCGCACAGGTGCATTAGGTTACGATAATCTTCAGGACTTGCTTAATGATATGTGGTATCAGTGTGAGTTAGGATATAAAACTGACGTGGCAACACAATTAGAAGCAGCTGCTACAACATTAGATGTTACTGCTGGAACTGGTCAGTATTTCAAAGCCGGAGATTATGCCTGGCTAGACGGAGAAATTGTTCGTGTAGATTCAGTATCTACTGATGCATTGACTATTGCAAGAGGAATGTTTGGAACAACTGATGCTCAGCATTTAGTTGCAGTTGATGTAAGAAAAGTTACTCAGTTCTTAGCATTAGAGAAACCTATCCTATGGGTACCTCGTGCTTTGAATGGTACTGCATTGGCATTACAGAAATCAGAAAAACATCCAGAGAATGCTGAAGGTGGAATTAATACACTGAGAAATCAGTTTGAAGTAGAACAAAGCCCATTCTTACGTGGTGATGAAAATAATTACTATATTTCATCTAAGATTTCTGACGTAGAAGGAATAGAAATAGGGTTTTTAAATGGTAAAGAAGAACCAGAAATTTTGGTTCAAGATCAACCTACTGTCGGAAACGTATTTACCTATGATACGATCCGCTACAAAGTTCGTCATGAATACGGCGGAGCAGTTGTTGATTTCAGAGCGTTTGCAGGGGCGATTGTAACTTAATAACCGAATTAATGGCGATGGTCGGGGGAGAAATCTCCCGACACAGCTGTTAGGTTGGAAAATACCTAATATTAAGGAGGATTTTTTAAATGAAATTCACAAGATATAAATATGGAGTAGCAAATGAAAGAGGTACTGTTCTCTCTAAAACAGCAGATTATACAATATTAGAAAATGATATTTTAAGATCCGGTCAGTTTTTTAAAGTTGATGGTCATAAGTTAACATTGCCTGCCGCTAGTGGAAATTTAAAAGGTACAAGTGTATATGTTTTTGGAAGTAGCGGTTCATCTAAAGTAGCTGTTGTTGCTGGTTTTGGTGGTGGTGGTGCTAGTTATGATACTGTAACCGTAGGAGCATATAATACTATAGAGTTTTGGTGTGACGGCAGTTATTGGTACGCATTATCTAATGCGGTTGGTGCTAGCTAAAATAAAGGAGGACAATTATGCCAAAACCTACCAGATATAAATATAGTGTCGCTAACCGTAGGGGTACAACCCTAAGTAAATCCGCAGATTACTCTCTGACAGAGAATGATGTTGAAAGAAGTGGATCTTTATTTGTTAAATTAACTTCAGGAAATACACTAACTTTACCTGCCGCTAGTGATAGTTTAAAAGGCGCTAGTGTTTATGTTAATACATCTGATCAAGGCATTGTATATGTTGCTGCCGGATTTGGTGGTGGGGGAGCTAGTTATGATACTGCTAATATAGGAAAGTATGAATCTGCTGAGTTTTGGTGTGACGGCAGTTATTGGTACGCATTAAATGTAACTGTAGCTGGAAATACTTCTAGTTCATCATCCAGTTCATCATCTTTTTCCAGTAGCTCATCAAGTTCATCAAGTAGCTCAAGTAGCTCATTAAGTTCATCAAGTAGTTCATTAAGCTCGAGTAGCTCAAGCTCAAGTAGCTCAAGTAGCTCAAGCTCAAGCTCAAGCTCATCAAACTCAAGTAGTTCTAGCTCATCTAGTTCGAGCTCAAGCGAATCTAGTTAAAAGTTAAACCTACCCTTGGCGGTAAACTCCGCCAAGGGTTACTAAAGGAGATAGATAATGGCATATCCCGCTTATAAATGCCCTTTTAAAAATAATGCCGGTGCAGGAATTGTTTGTGAGAATATTGCATGTGGATTGTTCAACGTTGTTGAAAATGACTGCAATTTTATTATGAATGAACGAAGAAAACATCAGCTAACTGGTAAAGTAGTTCCTAATACAAATACTTATTCTAGTTCGAGTTCTAGTTCTAGTTCGAGTTCATATAGCTCGAGTTCTTCTTCGTCGAGTTCTTCTTCGTCGAGTTCTTCTTCGTCGAGTTCTTCTTCGTCGAGTTCGAGTTCTTCTTAAGGGGGTATTGTGTCTTATACTAGAGAAGATTATTTAACACGATTAGAAACTGCACTACAGGATGATGCTGAAAAACTGCAACCTGATGATAAGTATCGTATTTTAACGCAATCTGTAGTAATCTTTTCTAAAGATAAACCAAACACTAAGATAAAAGAATCAACAGGAGATGGTTCTTCTTATGATTTTGCTCTTCCTAGCGATTGGGTAGAAGGTACTTCTTATATTATTGGACAGATTGAATATCCAGCTGATGATTATCAAAATCCTAGTTATCTTGAACAGATAGATTGGAAGTTCTTTAAAAAGAACGTTGAGAGTGTGATGACTACTTATATTCGCATTTTAAGTTTCATCCCTGCGAATGGTAAAATATTAAAATATGAATATGCGTTACCTCAAATATTAAATGAGGAAACTTGTACTATAAATGATAGTTATATAGAGGCAGTTACTAATCTAACTGCCGCTCTTTGTTTTTGGGCTCTCGCGGCTAAATTTGCACAAACTACTGATTCTACTATCGAAGCTGATGTTATTGATTATCAACGGAAATCTGATCTTTATGCATCCTTAGCAAAAGAGAAGATGTCAGTTTATAATTCATTAATGGGTCTAGGTATAGAATCTAAGAATTCAGGTGCGGCCTCTGCTGGGATTGCGGTTAAAGATCTTGACATGGAATACTCATGGAAAGAAGATATGTTAACACATCCTATTAGATGGCGATAATTCCCCAAGCAAAGAGATTTAGGAGAAGGCGGAGATAGATGAACATATGGTGATTTTTACATCTATCCTTCCGCTTTATTATGCATGTCATTAGCATTAATTAGAACACAAATAAAAACTAAGCTTGAAGCAATATCAGGTGTAGAAAATGTTTATGATTATAAACGTTTCTGTAGCGACCTTACTACATATAATACCTTGTTTGTTAAGGATTCTAAAGTAAACACTTGGGAAATAGAAAGGACTTCTTTTGAAAGGATTGGGCATGGGGGGTCAGGTGATGTTGAAGATGTAAATAATACTTTTATAATTAGTGGTTTCTATTCTTTTTATGATGAATTAGCCACAGAAAAAACATTTCAAGACCTTATTGAAACTATTTGTGCTAGTTTTATCAGTGATCCAACATTAGGCGGAACAGCAAATATCGTGCATATTCCTATTACCGGAGAGTTTTCAATGGTAATGTTAGGTGCAGTTTTATGTCATAAATGCGATATAACAATTAATATTGATGATAGAATTATTTAAAGGAGGGAAAGAAAATGGCTAAAATATCAAGAGTTGCTCAATTAGCAGGAAAAGTAGAAACTATTAGTGGAACAGCAGAAACATTAGCAGCAGCACAAGCTACAATACTGTCATATGAGCCAGTGTTAGATGCTGATTTTGAACAGTATAAAAGAAATCCTGTTGTGAAGCATATGTCTAGGTTTGCTTCTGAGCCTGGTGCAAGGAAAATGTCGCTTGCTTTTAAAGCTGAGTTAATGGGGCCAATATCCGGATCAAAAGGAACAACACTACCACTAACGCCGTTTCTTCGTTCTTGTGGATTGTCAGAAAGCCTTTCAGTTGGAACATCTAATATTTATGTTCCTGTATCAAGTAGTTTTGTTACCTGTACAGTAGCTAAATACTTAGATGGAATAAGAAAAACAATGTCAGGTTGTGCCGGTAATGTTAAATTTCAGTTTAAAGTTGGTGAACCTGTTTTTTGTGAATTTGCAATGGAAGGTAAATATTACGAACATAGCGATACTGCACTGTTAACTCCTACATACCCGGAACAAGTTCCTTTAATTTTTATGGGTGCAACTGTTACTATTGACAGTGATAGTTTAGTAATGGATACTTTAGAAATTGATATGCAGAATGAAGTTGTTATATCTCCTAGACCTCAAGATTCATCTGGTATTGATTATGCTAAAATAGTTGGTAGAAATCCACAAATGTCATTTGACCCTGAATTAGTTTCTATTGCTAGCCATGATTTTTATTCAAAGATACTTTCTCGTTCTACAATGGCTGTAGTGATTAATATGAATGATAGCAATGGAAATAATATTACTTTTTCATTGCCGGCAGTAAGGTACACAGGATTAAAAGAAGCTGATAGAAGTGGTATTGCGGCGTTAAGTGCTACTTGCGAAATTTGTAAGAATTCAGACGCGGGTAATGATGAGATAACAATTACTATGGGAACATCATCTAGTTCATCTAGCTCAAGTAGTTCAAATAGTTCAAGCAGTTCTAGTTCGTCAAGTTCTAGTAGTGAGAGTGCTTAAAAGGATATGAATGCCTAGTAGTTTTAAATGCAGAATAGATATTGATGTTTCTAATCCTGATTATAGTGATGCATCTATTCCATTAGGTCAAGTTGCTAGAAAAATTGCTGAAAGTTCAAGAAGGAATATACGCACACAAACTAGCATTAAAGGACACGCATTTAAAGGTTTATCAGTAAAAACAATTAAAGATAAAAGAAGAGAAGGAAGTGACTATCCTACAAGAGCATTGTATAGAAAAGGAATTATGTATCGTGCAATTCATGTTTATCAAAGAAGTAAAAATGCATTTGAAGTTGGTATAATTCCTAGAGGTAAACCAAAAAGAGATTTAGTAGGGTATATTCATCAGGAAATATACCCTATAATAAGAGCGTTTTTAGGATTTGATGCAAAATCTAGGCAATGGTCTAAAGAAAGATTTAGACGATGGATGAAAGAGAGAAAAGAAAAAGCTAAAAGAACTAAATCAACCTATAGTTATTAAAGGAGGGTGTCGTGGTAGATCCAATCAGTGTCGGAATGACAAAAGAATACACATTAGAAAAGGATAAAGTAAATCCTACAATTTGGTTAATAGGTCCATTAGACTCTATTATGAAATCAAAGTTTATTTCAAGCTTTGGTAAAATTGAGATAAAAGATGATAAACCAGTTTACGTTCAAGGAGATATTGATTATACACAAAATAATTTTACTATCTTAAAATATGGATTAAAAGGATTTAAAAACTTCAAGATCAATGGAAAAGAATTAGAGTTTAAAACAAAAAAAGAAAAAGTTTTCAATATTGAAATTGAAGTTGTTGCTGATGAAACTATGAGAGCAATTCCTTTATTTGTAATAAATGAATTAGCCGCAATAATTTGGGGTGAAAACGAGGTTGGTGAAGATTTAGAAAAAAACTAATATTGGCAGTTGAGGTGTCAAGCTTAGGCCTTAATTGCCACGATTGTAATGAACATCAAAAGAAATTTCGTGGGTGTAATGGCAAACCAATTCAGCCATATTTAATAGATGGTAAGCCAGCGGATAGGTGCATAGCAAAAATGCTACCACCAGAGGTAAAAACGTATATAAAATATTATGAATATTATAAAAAAGGATTGTTACCTTTCCCCGGTAGTGTTGCACAGCAACCAGCAAAACTATTAGATATATTCGACATTTTAGAATCAGCTGAGATAAAAGTAATGAACAGTAAACATAAGGTGTAATATGGCAGTAGGCGATCAAAATTTTACAGTTAGAGCAACATTTGTTGATAAAGCTTCTGGTAAAGTCATAAAAGCTAATGCAGCAATGATTAATTCCATGAAGAAGGTAGGAGTCCAATTTCAAAAAACTGGGGCTGAAACTGCTATGGCTTTAGATAAAATGGCGCAAGGACATGAAAAAGCAGGAAGGTTTTCAAGATTCCACAACGCTCAAATAGGTAAGCTAATAGGATCTATTGGTTCTATGCGTAACATAATACTTGTTTGGATGTTTGCTTTAGGACCATTAATCAATCTTTTTAAATCAGCTACCAAAGCTATGATGATACAAGAAGATGCTGTAAAGCGTCTTAGCTTTGCTATGGAAATCCAAGGTACTGCTTCTAAATTTATGCAAAATAATCTTAAAGAATTGTCTGCTGCTTTTCAAGAAACAACTAGA